AAGCAGTGGTATCAACGCAGAGTACTATGGAGTGGCCCGCCCGCCTGGGCTTCGGCATCAAGGGTGTGCGCCAAATAGGCAAAGGTCTCGATCAAGGCGTGACCGCGGCCCGCGATTATTGGCAGGATCTACCCGAGCCGCCAGCTATCGAGCCTGCACCTACCGCTGCGCCAGCGCCTCCGCCCGCCTTCGCTTTGCCGTCAGGCCGAATCCCTGGCTATATCCCCGGCGAGCCGCCGTATGTGACCGCGGCGCGTATGCGAATGAACGGCAATGGCAGCGCACCAACCGCTCCGCCCCCAGCACCCAGCACCCAGAACCCAGCACCTTATGTCGCGCCCGACGTGCCCGGCGCGCTGCCGGGCGAGCCGCCCGCGGTAACCGCCATGCGGCAACGCCTGAACGGCAATGGCAACGGTAGCGCCGCACCAGCGCCGGACTCGCAGGCGCAGGCGCAACTGCTCGACGACATCGCCAAAGGCCAGCTCGGCCCGAAGGCCAGCTTCGCCAAGCTGAGCGCAGACCAGCAGGACGTGGTCCGCCGTATCGCCGCAAGCATGGACCCCACGCCCAAAGCGGCCGGCGCCGTATCGCGCACGGTAGAGCCGTCCGGCACGGTGCCCGCGCCGAGCCCAGCACCCAGCACCCAGGACCCAGCACCCGCAACCGTGTACCCCAACGTCGGGAAAGACGCAGCCGGGCTATGAAGACACGCTCGGCCCCGGCCTCAACGTTTTCCGCGTGCCCATCGGCGACGTGATCCCCACGGAAAACCCCTACGGCCTCGGGAAGGGCGCGAAAGGTAGCCGAGTACGGGGCGCGCATCCAAAACGGCGAAACGCCGCCGCCGCTCTATGGCCGCTACGATCCCACCAAGGGTGGAGTGGTCCTGGGCGACGGCAACACGCGACTTGCGGCCCTGCGCAATACTGGCGCGCAAACTGTGGATGTCGCTACGTCGAATCCAAAGGGATTCGAGGCACCAGCACCCGCCGCGCCAGCCCCGCCGCGCCGCCTACGCCAGAAGAAATGGCCGCGCCATTCAAGATTGATGAGGCCGCCTATGAGGCGGCGCAACAGGCGCAGCAGGCGGCCGGCGAGGCCAAGCACTCCGGGGCTGCGGACGCCTGGGCTACCGAAATGGCGAACCGGCTCTTCGCCAACAAGGTCACCCCGCAAGACTACCAACTACTCGCCCCGAAGTACGACCCGAAGGGCATCGATTCGTCGCTCGATATCGTAGCGCGCAACAACGGCAAATCGATGATCACGCCCGCCTCGAAAATGAGCGCGGACACGCTGCTAAAGACGCGCTTTAGGCTCCAAACTCTTTGGAACAACAGCCGGCCGGCAGCGGCTCCGCCATTCGGCCAGAGCGGCATACTGACCCCCCAATAAGAAGGAACCACCCACTATATGAAGAAAATCGCAGTGCTCGTGTGCCTGTTCGCCACCAGCATCTACTCAGGCCCCCGGTACAACAAGATTTTGACGGTGACAGCCGGCACGCCCATACAGCTCGCCACCGTGAGCACGCCAGTGAACCGCGTGTTCATCCAGATGCTCGCTGGCGGGAGCGGCCTGGGGTACGTGCTTGATATGTCAGCCTACAAAGCGGGCACAGTCCCGGTCGCTACCACGTCCGGCAACCTGACCGCGCAACTCTGCGCCTCCACGTCCGCCACGGTCCCAGGGTGCTCGTATTCCGACACCTCCGGCGCCGCGCCTGGGTCGGATGCCATCGACTTGTCTTTTTTATGGGTGGACGGCGGGAACAGCGGCGACCAAATTGTCGTGTCCTATGACCTAAGGAACTAACATGCGCAAACTCCTCATCGGAACACTCGCCGCGTGCCTGACGCTATGCGCGCAAATCGTTACGCCGCCCGTGACCGCAGGCGGGTCCGGGTCGGGCACGGTCACCAGCATCGTAGCTGGCACCGGGCTGAGCGGGGGCACCATTACAGCGTCCGGGACGATTGCCTGTCTTGGAGCCACCGCCTCGCAAATCGGCTGTTCGAAACCCGACAACTCGACGATCAAAGCCACCGCGGGAGTCTACGCGGCGCAGTCGATCACCATCGACAGCGTTATTTGCACTCCCGGCGGCTCGTGCACGGCAGGCGTCACCCAATTGACCGGAGACGTGACGGCGGGGCCTGGCTCCGGGTCGCAGGCGGCCACTGTTGTCGCGCTCAACGGCACTTCGCTGGCCGGACTCGCGACCGGGCTCCTGACCAACACGACAAGCACGGGCGTGCCCACAATCACAGCGCTACCGCTCGCGATTGCGAACGGCGGCACCGGGGCGGCGACGATGGCCGCCTATGGGGTGCTGAATAACGCGACCGGATCGAGCGCCGCGCCAACTGTCACGGCTAACCCAGTTGTCACCACTATCACATCTCACGGCTCAGCGGCCACCGATTCAGCCTCGCTTGGAACGGAGCTGACCACCAGCGGATCATGTTCTGGGACGGGTTGGACTGGGACCTTTCCTAATTACGTTGCCCCTGGCACCACGGCGGCGCTCACATGCACTGGTTTTACATCTGGATCGTATTACCAAACCGTGACCAGCATTGGGGCTGGTGGAAGTGGAGCGGTGACAGTCGCCATCGGCGGCCGCACAAACTGCCTCAGCTAGTTCGGGTACAATTACGGCTGGTTTAAAGGCTAATGGTACATCTTTGACGTTTACGCCCGCCAGCACCTACACGGGGACCATCGGCATCAGTGCAAAACTCATTACGCCTATCTCAGTTTTTGCTTACACCGCAACGGATTCTACCGGCGCGGCCAGCAGCGTTAGTACGCAGACCTTGGCGAGTTTGCATAACTATTTCTCCGGGGGCGGCGGAACCTACAACACGACCGGCAGCAACAATGGAGCGGATCTGGGTCTGAGAATCTCCTCAGCAATACCACCGGAACCGGCAATGGCAGCCGGGCCTGGATACGAGAATCTCTATAGCAACACGACAGGCGGCTACAATGGAGCTGGGCCTGGATACGAGAATCTCTATAGCAATACGACAGGCGGCTACAATGGAGCTGGACCTGGATACGAGAATCTCTATAGCAATACCACCGGCAATAACAATGCAGGCGGACCTGGATACGAGAATCTCTATAGCAATACCATTGGCGGCAACAATGGAGCTGGACCTGGATACGAGAATCTCTATAGCAACACGACAGGCAGCTACAATGGAGCTGGGCCTGGAACGAGAATCTCTATAGCAATACCTCCGGCAACTACAATGGAGCGGGACCTGGATACGGGAATCTCTATCAGCAACACGACAGGCAACCTACAATGGAGCTGGGCCTGGATACGAGAATCTCTATACAACACGACAGGCAACTACAATGGAGCTGGGCCTGGATACGAGAATCTGTACAACTGCGGCGCTTTAGGGGCTACTTGTTCTTACAATGTCGCGGCGGGTTACCAAGCTGGCAAGTATGCTGGCACTGGAACGACCGCGATGACCAGCGTAAATAACTCAATCTTCCTCGGACAAATGGGTGGCGCAAATGCCACTGGAGATGTGAATGAAATTGGAATATGCGCCGTTGGCTCTACCGCCGCTAATGGCAGTAATACCGCGACGGTTGGCTGCCCAGCCACCACAGATCTGTACGCTGGCACGGCGGCGAACATCCACGTGGCTGGCCTGCTGCATAACGCAGGCACGGTGTACTCCGCCGCCGGAACCGCATTGCCTGCCTGCAATTCCGGAGAGCTTTTCGCGGTCTTGCCGGCCAGCGACATAACCACACTGAACGCAGCCTATGTCAGTGGCGGGGGGATTTCCGGCTGGGTGGAATGCGTTTACACTGTCGGGACCACTACCTACTCCTGGAACGCACTTTGACGCCAAAGGACGCGAAAACTTATATGAAAATTATCATTTTGTCTTTATTCGCGGCGCTGAGCCTCTCGGCTGCCACCATCAGCACCATCACGTGTACGTCGAGCGTGGCGACTGTAACCGTGGCAAATGCCCTGGTTGCCAGCCAAGGTTTTGAAATCGCCGGCTCCTCGGTGGCCGCGTACAACATCAACGGCACGGCGGTTTCGGCAAACTCCACCAGCTTCACTTTCAAGTCCACATGCGCAGGCTCCGCCACGGGCGGCACGTACAATCCTGCCATACAGATGATCAATGCAGGTGTGACCCCGAACAATGCGGGGGCCACCGTCGCCTATATTTTTTGGGTGACGACCACGACCCCAGTTGCCTGTCCTGGTTGTGGCTCAAACTGGGCTGCCGCAAACGCGGCACAGATCGCAGCACTCCAGGCGGGAACTACTATCGAGCAAGTAGGCAGCTTTGGTACCACTGTCGGCGAAACATCCAATCAAATGGGTGTGCAGATCTTGGCATTGTACGCGGCGGCCCAATCCTCCGTGGCGCTGGGCCTCTCTCAGTACACGGGCTGGTGCTACAACGGCGCCTGGGCCTCCACGTGCCCGTAGGGCCGAGCGCGCTGATCGCCTTCGGTGCCAAGCTCTTCGTAGACCTCGCTGCCACGGCGCCCGCGCCGAGTGCGGCCGCGCCCTGGCTCATTCGCTGGGCGTTTGATTTGATGGAGACGCTCGCGGGCAATCCGCAGCGCGTGGGCCAACGCACAGCCTAGGCCACGCGATGCGAAGCTGCACTGACGTGCTATGCGATTGGGACGATTGGGGCGACGATGACGATGACTTCTGGCTCCAGCACCCGCTGCACGGCAGCGTTACCTCGGCCAGCGGCGCGCCTTTGTCCAGCGCCGCTCTCGCCGGCTGCTCGATCGTGCTCACGCCCGCAGCCTTTAGACCGTCATAATCGGCGGCGTCGCAGTAATCCCTCACCGCACTTCCCCTTCCTTCCCCCTTCCCAATTTGGCACATCTGGTATTCTGATGGCGTGCCAACCAAAATCGTTTACCCCCCCCCAAGCTATCTGCCCGTGATGGTCAAGACCACGCCTCCTCCGGGAGTGCCGGCCGGACCATCTATCAATTTAGATGGCGTCTTTTGCCCGCTGGCAAAAGCCATCGCCGTCGCCAACATGCTCATGCCCGAGTGGGGCTCCAATCTGGTCCCCGTGGTGCTGGAGGAGTCCGGCGGCGACTATTCGCTGGCGCTCGATCCGGCTCAGGCCAACTTTGTCGAACTGGTGGCCCAGCAGTACGCCTGGTGGTACATCCCCGGCGTCGGCAACGCTCAGCAGCTCGTGGAGGCTGTAGAAAAGAACGGTGTTGGCGCGCCGGGTTACTTCGTGCCGGCAAACGCTCTGAACACGGCGCTCGCGTCAACTACGTCCACCGGCCCGCTCTGGCTCAGCCAGTGGAACCCTGCGTCTCAGGTGCCCATGGTGCAATCGCCTGCGCAGCAGATTGCCGCGCTCAAGGCTATCGTGGCGCAAGACCTGGCGCTCATCGCCGCTTTGGAGGCCGCGTAAACGCAGATGCCCGACATTACGCGCGCCGCCGAACTTACACCCGAAGTTAGCGCGGCTATCGAGCATGCCTTCGCCTACCACCCCTGGGGCGACGAACAGCGGAAATCCGGCGAACTCGTCCGCACCGCGCTGGCCGCCGCGGTGAAGGTGATCGTCGCCGAGTGCCCGCCGAGCGCAAACAGGACGCGGGCAATAAATATGTGCATCGACGCCCGGATGCTCGCGAATGCAGCAATCACTTTCCGTTGATCTGCTAACCTGGACTGGACTCAGACGCAGTCCATCAAGGCGCGAAGGCCTCCGGGCGGCCGAACAATCGAACTAGCGGCTGTCCGCGCTCGTTCGCGCCTCAGCTCTCATCGAGCATGATCCGGCGCGCCAGCAAGCGCGCACAATCCCAACACAAACAATTTTCTTTTGCCGGCGCGACAATCTGCGCGGCCTTGCCGCAGTGCGCGCACTTCCGCGCTGCCAGCTTCTCGCGATATTGCCGCCCCTGCCTCTCCCGCTTGATGGCCTCCCGGCATGCAGGGCAGTACCTCGCCCGCCCCGGCCGGCAGCGCGCGATGAAGCGCTGCCCGCAGCGGCCACACTCGAACCAGGTATCCGCGATATTGAAGCCGTAGCTTGTGCTCTCAGGCATTTTTAACCTCCCCTCGATAAAGTGCGAACGGCGCGATAGTCCCCGCCGTCAAAACCCATACCCACCCCGGCGCAATCGACAGCGCAGCGCCATCCCGCAGCGCCACACACCAAACAGCCGCAACCGCCATAGCGATGGCCGCCCAGCGATACCGCCCATGGACCGCCGCCCAGATTGCGGCGGTGAACGGCACCGACACCACCAGATCAATCACGTAATGCTCCCCCGTGCCCAACGTGGCGATAGCCATGGCCAGCGCGAAGCATCCGGCCGCGATCCGCACGGCGCGGCCCGCGTACCGATTGGCAAACCAGAACATCAGGAGCGCCCAGGCAAAGTGCCCGCTGGGGGTGGTGTTTAGTGCCGCATCGATGGCGCGGAAATGGGGGTGGAGGATCGCCGGCACGGCGAAAGGGAAATTGGGGAGCAGGTAGCCCGGACCGGCGCCTGGGCAGAGCCGATACAGGAGTGGAATAATCGCCCCGACCAGGATCACGCCAGCGCCGTATTTCTTGCGCGCCTCGGCCGGCAGCGCCACGTACAACAGCGGAATGGCCAGCATTTCGCCGAAGTATAGCGTCTCGAAAAAACGCCCCACCAGCGGCAGTAGGTGGAATAATCGCCCCACCCACATCTCCGCGTAGCCGAAGTTGCGATCAAACGCCAGCAGGAACTCGTCGGCAGCCGGTGCCTTGTACGACGTGAGGCACAGGATCTTGATGCGGTCGGCCGCCAGCAGCAGCAGTTCGGGGCACGGGACCGGATTCCGTACCCCCAGCAGCCGCCCCACCGAAAGCGCGATTACTCCCAGCGAGTAAAAGGCGGCCTGCTCCCGGATGCTCGCGGGCATCGACAGCAGGATGCGCAGACCGTAGGCCGTCGAAAATGCGAGGAAAAACCAGGCCGTGGCTCTCTGGCGATCCACGGCCTGCAGGGTGGCGAACATCTCAGCAGCCTCTCCGCTTGTTGGCTTCGATGAAGCAGCTCGTCACCAGCGCGCGCACGTCTTCGGGCCGCGCGAGTTCGCTGCCGTGCTCTTCGCGCGCCCAGGCCAGCACGTCCACGTACACACCAAACAACTCTTTGGCTGCGTGGTTTACGCTCTGTAGCAACGTCTCGCCTTGCCCGGTCATGGGCGTGGTGCTATGATCTTTGGCGGCGACGTTCCTGGGTTGACCTGAGTTGACTTGGGAATGCACGACTGGGGCGGTAGCCGGTTGCTCGTGAGGCGCGGCTGCCGCTCGTTTTTCCTGTTCCGCCAGCGCCAGCTTGCGCTTCAGGTCTTGCAATTCCAGCGACGTCCGCAGTTCCCATTCCAGTTTGGTCTCTGGCTGGGTGCTGGGTGCTGGGTGCTGGGTGGCCGGCACTGCGAAGGTGCCGTTTGGCTGCGCGCCGTAGGCGGCTGTGCCAGACGGCAGCGAAACCCCGTAGATTTTGGGGTCGCCGCGCTTGCCCGACCAGCGCATCGTGACGTCGATGTCCTGGCCGGGCAGGATGCCCGCGCCGGTGATCACGCGCGCCTCGTCGCAGTCCAAAAAAAAGACGCGATTGTCGGTGGTTGTGAATAGTGCGTAGTCGTCGCCAGACGGCGACTTGCCGATCTTGGGCTGCGCGTATTTCAGCGCCAGCCTCACCGGCTGATTTGGCGGGAAGAGGACCTTCTCGCGAAGTGCTTGCGTTCCGTTTGCTGCCATCATTTTAAGCCTCCCATCAGAATAAAAACCAACAACGTGCAACCCAGGCCCACGCTGGCGCCCAGGCCGATTGCCAACCACATAACCGCGCCAAATTCATCGGTTGCCGCCGGCTTCTGATGCGAAGACAAAGGCGGCGGTGTGAAGGGGTCTCCGAATTGGTTCACGGGTATCCCGCCAAATTGCGAACCGCCCGCAGCCGGAGTATCTATCGGGTATCCCGCCAAATTGCGAACCGCCCGCAGCCTGATGCTCGGCGTGGATCTGATCGAACACATCTCCGCTGAGCTGGCGACCGATCACCATGGCTATGGCAAAAACCAGCACGGTGCAGACGATCAGCACCACCCAGGCGGCCGCCTTCTTTCCGAACACGGCGGCTATTGCCCACAGGATTATGCCCGCTATCGCCAGGCCAATCATGCCGCCACCTCCTGATCGCCCTTGCCGTAGCGCCGGGCGCGTTCCATGTCGTCTTCCGTCGTCGCGGGCTTGCGCGCCGCGGGCGTGGCGGGCGGCAGCGTGCCGGCTTGCCGCCAGTCGAGTGCCGGCGGGTTGATGCGGCAGTCGTCCGCCTCGCCCATCGCGCCGCACTGGCCGCATTGGTAGAGTTCCGTAGTGGCGTCGTCGGCCGACAGCGGGTAGGCCATGCAGTATTGCAGTTCGTGGCTCTCGCACACCGGGCAGCGGTATTCGTTTTCGATCTCTTCGAGTGCCGGCGGGTTGATGCGGCACTCCTCGGCCTTCTTTATCGCGCCGCACTCGGCGCATTGGTACAGCTCCGTGGTGTAGCCGTCGGCTGAGAGCGGGTAGGGATTGCAGTCTTGCAGCTCGTGGCTCTCGCACACCGGGCAGCGGTATTCGTTTTCGATCTCTTCGTCTTCGGCCTCCGGCTCGTAGCCGGACAACTCGAAATCGCAGAATTCGATCGCGTACATCTCTTCGTTTTGTAATTCGCTTTGTGTTTGGGTGCTCATGTTGTGCTCCTGTATCTATACTCGCATAAGAGTAGCGTTTCGTCAAGAGAATTCAGCGCTCTCTTTGGTTATTAGTGTTGCCTTCGGCGAAGCCCGCTACCCCTTCGCGTTCGGCCTCGGAACGTGGAGCGCAGAACTCATATAAATGGGGGAGGGGATCGACTGCGAGCTGCGCGGGAGTGTCGTTGATCTCAGTGCTGTATGGTTTGCGGATGACGCACGGCATGTACTTGCCGTTCCGCGCGCCCTCCGCGTAGCGGGCGTTGATCAGATCCATCCGCGTCTGCGCCTCGCTCGCGGTTGCGTAATCTTCGTAACGCAAAGGCATTTCTTGCGCGTCGTCTATTTCCAGACGCCAGACAATTTGCTTCCGGATAATTGCTTTGTATGGTCCTTTGTTAAATTTGTAGGTCATGTTGTGCTCCTGTATCTATACTCGCATAAGAGTAGCGTTGCGTCAAGGTTTAGCGAAAATAAATATAGCCGAAGGTTAACCCTGGCGAAATGCCTAAAACCATGCTATTATGCGAGGCGTGAAGCTAAGCGAAATGCGTTGCGCGTGCCTGCGTTGCGGGCACGCCTGGCTAAAGCGTGTGGAGTCGCGCCCTGTCCGCTGCCCCGGATGCAAACAGCCGCACTGGGACATCAAGACGGGCGTGCTCAAGATGGGGCGGCCCAAGAAGAAGGCGGGCAAGAAGCGGGCGGCCTAGGCCGCCGGCTTCGATATCGGCTTCCAGCTTGCAACGATCCGCCCCACGGTCTTGTAGCTGATCTTGTGCTTCCGGGCAATCGCGCGCAGCGAATAGCCGGCATTGTGCATGATCATGATCTTGGAGCGGTCCACCACCACAAACGGCCGGCCGCAGTGGATCCCGCGCGCTTTGGCTGATGCCATTCCCGCCCGCACACGAGCCACGATGATTTTGCGCTCGAGCTGGGCGAGAAGCGCTAGCAGGCCGCGCTGGAATTCGGCGAACGGGTTCGCGTCGCCGGTGTCCACGCTCTCGGTGGTTGAGATTAGCCGGACCTTGGCGGCGTCCAACTCGCCGACCGTGAATACAAAATCCTTCATCGACCTGGCCCAGCGATCTATGCGCCAGACCAGAATCACCGGGAACTCACGCCTGCGCGCGGCTGCCATCATGCGCTCGAAGACCGGACGGAGCTTAATCGACGACGCGTGCTCGATGAACTCGACTGGATCCCACTCCATGCGGCTGGCATATTGCCGGAGGTCCCGGAGCTGCATGTCGCAGTTCTGGTCTTCGGTGGACACCCGGGCGTAGATGGCGCACTGCATATTCCGAGCGTAGCGCAGGGGCGGGACTAAAGGGGTTTTTTAGGGCGCTTTCAAGTCGTTGAATCGTTGCGGGCGGCGAGCGCTAAAACGGCTGTGCCAGAGCCTAAAGCTTATGGCCCACTACTCACATTATGTCCTATGTTCACGCGCTTTCCGCGGCTTTTAGCGCTGGTTTGGCGGGCGAAGCCCCGCACGTTTCGGCATGGACATGGCCTCCCCCCGGAAACTATGGCCTGCCATATTTCCACGGGACAAAAAACACGACCCCTGCGGCGGGGTCGTAACGAGCGTGGCACTCGCGGTATGGTCCAACGAGATGGATCGTACACGGTCCCGCATTCTGATCGCGCAACCAGCGTTGCGCTTCTGTTTGATTCTCCCATTCGATCATCTGCAATTCCTCCAGGATTTATCAGTGTACAGTCGAGCGCGCGAAAATCTAGCGTTCTCTTTGGTTGTGCTCTCTTCTGGCTATAGGGATTGGGTGGTCAGCCGGCCAGCCGGATGGCCTGCATTTTTCTGAAATACTTGCGGACGACATAGAACGAGTGGCCAGTCTCCCGCATGGCCCTGCTGATCGAATAGTGCTTCGCGAACATCGGGGCGAGCTTCGTGAAGATGGCAAACCCGCGATCCTGGCCACCCTCAGTGAATTTACGCCCGCAGCCCATGCACTCCCACTTCTGACGCCCTTCGCGCGATATCCCGTCCCGCATCATGAAAATGTGAAGGCAGTTGCCGTAATCGTACTGCATATCGGATACGGCGTCGGCTTTTACGAGATCCCGATGGTTCCAGCGGGTCGTAGTCACTTACGAACGCCCCTTCGGTCTGGCCCACGGGTCCCGGTCGTAGCCTGGATAGACCCGTATGCTTTTCCGCTGTTGCAGCAGGCGCAACAGCACGCCACTCTTGCACCACTCAGCGCACAGCCGAAGCGGCAGAATGTAATCGTGAGGTCTTGCGAACTCGCGCTGGTTTACTGGCATGCCACCAAGACTTGTGTAGGCGTCTGCGTGACCGTGCCAGTGCAGTTCTGCACAACGATCTGCGGCAGCGCGGGGTAGCCAGTCCACGCGGCTTGCAGTTCGCGGAATGCGCCGGCCGTGATCTGCGCGGATGCGATAGGATACTCGCCGTCCATCGGGTTGAGCGCGGAATCCTGCGCGCAGCCACCGCATGTCAGCGTGTCTCCCGGCGCCTGGAGACCGATATGGAGAATGCCCCGCCAACTCAGGCCGGCGAAGATCGTTCCCGGCAGCGCTCCACTCACTTTGACGGCCGGCGGGCAGGGCGTGCCGGCAAATTGCGCGATCTGAGATAGCCCCGCGCAAGCAAACGTCATGGTTCCGCCGGCGATTGTCGCGGTGATGGCCGGCGCGGCCGGCACCAGAGCTGCCGCCGCACTCCCCGACTGGTTGATCGTCCAGCCGGCCGGTAGCGGCACGTTGAGCGTGTTGGTGCCGGTCGTCGAGTAGCGCAGGCAGGGCGCGGCCACGGTGCATTTTTGCGCGTAGAGCGGGATTACAAAGGCTGACGAGAGGAGGAGGAGACAGGCGGGCAGGTGCATGCTCAGATTTTACCGCTAAACGGATCGCGCTCCTCAGTCATCGGAGGAAACGAAAAGCGCGATCCGCATGTGCGGCGCCGCCCCGGATCGGTAGGCGTCCGGCTCAAACAGGCGGCGAAACGGTTAACCGGACGATCCGCCGCCAGCGCCTGCGGTCCTGCCCGCGCCGGTCGGCTCACGCACAGCTTGCGTCGTCTGGCCCCAATTTTCCGTGCACGCCGCCATGAACGGCGCCGGGGCGCGCGCAATGCCGTCATAGAGCGCGTGGATAATCCCTGGGGTCAAGCCATCCACGTGGAGGCCAATCAAACAATCGAGGAAAGTTTGCCTATAGTTCAAAGTGAGTACTCCTTCACGGGTCATCGTACCACGCGTTTCCGCGCGCGCCGGCAGGCCGGCATAATCGTAGGCATTGCAACGCTGGCGAGCGAGGGATTGCGCGGCGATGCGGGCGTTGATCTTGGATTGTAGTTGGGTCATGTCTGGGCGGCCTCCAAAACGGCAGTTTCCCTCTTGGGAGCCGCCGGGTGATGGTTTGGTACCTCCCACCCCCCGGCGGCGCGTTTTTTAGTCGAATAGTGCCCCGCTGCCTGAGCCCGGTCGGATTGGGCCGAACGGGCGGGAGTTCCCTTTGGTTAACTTGCGCTGTGGTTTGCCATCCTTGGCCATCCGGAGGCGGTACAGCGCGTTGGCGCGCCCCAGCCGATACCTGACTGCCAGCCGGCCGTCCGCGGCCACGCTGACGGTCACGCAGGCGCCTAGCGGCGGTTCCGGTCCCTCTTCGAAGCTCCCGAGTTGCGCCGGGGTCCGGCCGGAGTGCTTGAGCAGGGAGTATTGGAGGATATTCACTGTTTGACCCCGCCCGCGCCGTAGCGCGCCTTGTATCCTGGCATGCTATTGAACCTGCCGGTCGTCTCGGAATAGAGTGCCGCTTGGGGTGCCGAAGCCGCCTGGGTTGCCGCTCGCCGGGCGCTTGCGCTGCCGGGGGCGGCGCGGAACATTGGCGCGAGCAATACAAGCACGCAGACGATTATTACAATCGCCGCGCGGCGCTCGGCGGTGCGCGCTGTGCTCATGATTCGCCTCCCGATTGCCGCGCCTTAATCTCCGCCGATTTCCGCTCATTGATCTGCGTCAAGAGATCGGCATGGACTATTCTCAAATCGTCAAGAGCCTTACCCGTTTGCCTGACGTTGATCTCCAGCAGCAGGTCCGGTTCTCGCCGCCGCCGCGCCACACCCGCCGGGCATCGGCACCAGCGCGCCGGCAGCACGCCGCGGTCGATCGCGTGGTTCACGACGCCGACGTCGTAGCAGTCCGGGCACGTGCTCACCTTGCGTGTGCTCATGATTCTGCCTCCTCGGGATTCCACTGACGCTTATAGGCCTCCGGGTCTGGGTGCGTGGGTTCTTGGCCGGCGCGGATGGCGGCGACCTCTTCCGGGTGCCAGCTTTTCGCCCACGACAGATACTCAGCCCAAGCCAATCGGCCTGCTTTATCCGTCTCGCGGCGCGGGCGCTCCGCGTATTCCAATGCGTTTCGAATGCTTTGCCACCGGAGGGCGTCTTGTTCCTCCGGCGTCAGCTTGCCGTTCATAGCGGTGAGCAACTGGTCACTGAGTTGGGTGTTTAGCGCCATTGGCTTTCTCCTCCGCTTGCCTTGCGTTGATCTCGATCAATAGATTGGGTTGTTTGAGGCGGCGCGCCTCCCCCGCCGCACATCGGCACCAGCGCGCCGGCAGCACGCCCCGGTTGATGGCGTGATTGATGACGCCAACGTCGTAGCAGTCCTGGCATGGGCCGCGCGGAGCGGGCGGGAACATGCGGTCGAACCGAGCCTGTAGCTCAGGCAGCCCACCCCAGTTCGCTCCTTCGTCCCGGTTGCGGGTTGCGTCGTTGACCACACGCTTCGCGCGTTGCTCCGTCTTGCAGACGTCGATTAACCATTCGCCGACCGCCTTGAGGGCTTCGTTCCGGTTCGGGAAGCCCGTGATGAGCGTGAGTTGCGATGCGAGCGCAAAGGCGCGCTCCTCGCTTAAGCGTGTTTCCGTTTCTTCGTTTGGCATTGCGTTTTCTCCGATTCGGCACTATCTCGTACAATCGTGGCTTCTGTGGTGCGTTTTACTGCTTTATTCTGGGGGGGGGCGTGCGGACCGCTCTGGGAACTGAGTTTCCCCCCCCTATTTAAATCAAAAGAACTAACCCGCTCAATCGCCTCTGTGTCGGCGCGTTCGTCAGCTTTATTCTCAAAAGAGACGTGTGGACCGGTTTGGCCCGTCCTGATTTCTCTTTTTGAAATAGAATCCAAAGCGTCCGGCGTTTCTACCAGTCCTGGAATGCACACAGGCTGGACCCCCTCAGCCTCCGCCGACGCGGAAGGCGTGCCCTTAGTAAGTTCTTCTCTGGTAGTTCTCTGAATCAATAATGATATAGTCACCTGTACAGGTGACGAATCGTCACCTGTACAGGTGATTTCGTTTTGTCGGCTTGGTGCCCTGAACGCGACTGGTACTGGAGGGGCTATTACCTGCGCCAACTCCTCCTCGAAGCTGAGCTTCGGCGCTGCTTTTTTGGGCTTAGCTGGCGGCGGATTGTACCCGAACAGCGGAAACACGTTATACTGGGCCTCGTGAACGATCTGCCGACCCTCCGCGGCTTTGCGAGCTTGAACCCCGGCAGCCCATGTGTCGAAGGCCTTGGCATACAAAAAAGCCTCTTTCTGCAATTCGTGGCTAAGTCCTTTTATATGAGCGAGTAAGCCATGGTTGAGAAAAAGCGAAATCACCTGTACAGGTGATTTCGCTTTGTCGGCTTCGTCAAGTGAAATCACCTGTACAGGTGATTTCGTTTTGTCGGCTTCGTCCCCGTTATTTCGCCTTTCTTCGCTGGCGCCCGGAACCTGGCCGGACAGGCCGATAGCACCGCGGCGCCCGAGTTGGCGCAGCAGGCCTGCTCGCTTCCCGGCGGTAATCGTATTTTGGGTGTGCCCATGGGTCCAACCCAGTCCAACCGCGATTTGCCGGCTGCTATACGGGTTCCCGTTCTCATGCACCATGAAGGCGCAAGGTGGGTGTCGCCCGACGCTATGCAATTTCACATAGCCAATCAGGCGGTCTAAAGCTGTTTCCCCATTGTTTTTCTGCCACACGTATTGGTCCCTCGGTTCCGGCGCAAACTCGCCGGTTTTCGATCCCATTTCCTTCATGAGCCGCACAAGCGGCCCGTCCGCTTTCTTTTCGGTTACCTCCGGTTTGCGTTTTGGGTTACTCACTGGACGCCGCCTATCGGATTAATCCTACCGTCACTCATCCTTTTGCTCATCTGTATATCTCCCTAACTTTTGAATTCGGCTGATTGAGCCAGCGTCCAAACCGCGTACCTGGCTCGCCGGCTGTCCACCGTAGCAGATCTACGGCATATAGGTGCACGGCGCGCTCGGCCAGATCGTCGCCCTCTTGGCACGCCGCCGCGGCTTCATTGGCTCTGTCGATGGCACGCCGGATCTCGGCGCTGGATTGCCTCACAACGCACCTCCCGGCGATGGGGGCCGCCACGCCGTGCTCCACCCGCCTTTGATACGCGTGAGTATCAAGCACACCTTCGGCCCCAGCCAGACGTATCGACGCCTGCCGAGCGGCACGCCAGCCACCGATGGCAGATTGACTCTGCCGGCATCGCCGTTGGCCCAGCGCAGGCGCAGCGTGCCCTTGGCTGGCCGGTCTTCGGCGATCATACGCAGCCTCTCTTTCGCCAGGTGCCCGGAAACCGGGGGCGCTCTACTAAGTAGCGTGGCAGGTGGATTGCGAAATGCGGGGGAGCCATGCCCGGCGCCATCACGGCGCGCACGCCCGCAGCCCTCTTGATGGCGCAAAAGTCACGCAAGGCGGCGACAACAACGGGTTTATTGCCTTTCCGCTCAAGTTTATCGGCCATGCGCTCCAACTCCGTGAGCATTCCGTGGTCGTAATTCACAGTACCCTCCAGACCTGGAGGCAACGCGGCAGATTGCGCGGCCGTGGACGGGCTGCATGAGTGCGTTGTGCATAAGACGACACCACCAGCGTTTCATTGGACACCTCCCGATAATTTGTAATGGATTTCAAGAGTTCTCTCCGCTACGAGAGCGTTTGCAGCGCCGAACAAGGTTAGCGCCCGATTCAGAGGATGATCGGCAGTGCCAGGCGCTGCAAACTCTGGTGGCTAGCGTAGCGCCGCGCCGGCCGCGCGCGCAAGTAAGGAAAGTCCTATGGTACGTACCTGTGGAAGAAAGTGGAAGAAAAGTGGGAGAAGAGTGGGAAAGCCTGTCGGCATTCTGCCCATCTGTGCACTAACGATGAGCACAGCCCACGCCACGCGAAAAGCCCGCCAAACGCCCTCCAAACGCGCTATGATGAGCACAGTTGTGCTGTTTTTGGACTACCCTCGGGGGCCGTGTGTGACGTGCGGCCCCCCCTCGTACACTCCCCGCAACCGATTCATTTCAATCCACGCCACATTTGCATGTGGCGAAAACAACACTTTGAGTATCGCGCGGTGTAATCCGGGCCGCAAGGCCTAGACGTACCTGGAACTTCTCACCCATGTCCGAATATAACGACTTCGACAACAGCGGATCCGACTACCCGCGGAATCCGCCGTTGCAGGACGTGAGTGCTGAGGATGAGGCGCTGCTGAGGGAAATTCGCGCTAAATTCACTTATTTCACGGATAGGTGGAAAGAGAGCAAGGATGAAAGGAATACCGACCTACGGTACGTGTGTGGCGATCCCTGGGAAGCCAAGGATAGGCGTGCAAGGGAGGAAGCGGGGCGCCCGTGCGTATCGCACGACGAGCTCGGACAGTACGTAAATGCAACGGTCAATCAACGCCGCGCCTGATTTTTTGCCCCGTGGAACCTTGCATGTCACGCCCATTTTAGGGTTCCACCACGAACAGCGGGCCGCCCGGCAGCGGCAACACCACCGTAGGCGTCCCGATCTGCCTCGCCAGCCGCATGCCCAGGCAAAACCCGCCCTTGCATTCGCACCCGGCCGGATGCAGATCCGGCGACACAGCCTCGCCCGCCATCGATCCCTGCGTGAGTCAGTGCCCAGCGCGTGAGCTGGGTCATGCCGTAGAGGTGTAGCGGCCCCATCACGCGGGCGATGTGGGTTTTGAGCGTCTCGGCGCCGATTTTGAGGGTGTGCGCGATATCCTTGCGCGGCACGCCCAGCACCAGCATCCACACGATGGCCCGCTCCTGGTCCGACAGGATTACCAGGTGCACGTAGCGAACTGTGGTGATGCCGTTCTTGGTGGTGTTGCCTGTGCGCTTGTATACCTGTTTCACTGCCTCTAAGTATCCCCCGACAGGGTGATGACCTTTAGGGGACTTCCGCTTTGGCCATGATTTTGGGACGATAAGATCCGGAGCTTGGTAAAGGAAGCGGCCCTGCCGGACGCGGCACCCGCTTTCCAATGACCGGGCTCCAATATTCGACTTTGCGCCGATGGATACCTTCTTAGTCGATGAGTTCGCAACGCTGGATTTCGAAATCCAGTCCTTCAAGCCGAAGATCCAACGGCATGCGGAGCTGCGCGCCACGATCTTGGCAGCATGTCCGAATCTCCCCCCAGAGCAGTCAGCCACCGTTTCAGGCCGCCAATATAGTGTAGTGGTCACTCCGTGCGACCAGCAGCGCGTCATCACCCTCGCCGGCCTGACCAAACTCCGCAAAGAGTGGGGCGTGCCCACCTTCATGCGGCGCGTTGCCCTCGCTCTGAAGCACCTCCCCGACCCCAAAGACCCCGGCAGCCTCTACACCATGCAGTCTCGTACCGGCCCGCGGCATTTGCGGCCGGTTCCCAAAGCGCAGCCTCTCGCTGCATAGTTTCGCGCCGCCGGATGGCGGCTGGTTTGGCGTTACCCAGGCGTCCCACGGAATTGCTGCGTATGTGTGAAGACTCCAGATCGGATTTGATCAAACTGCTCGCCTCCACGGCGGCCCTCGTGCGCGTCATCACGCACGGGCGCGACGTGAGGATTCCCGCCGCGCAGGCCTCCGCGCTCGCCATCCGTGGCGATTGGAAATGGCTATCGAGCAAAGGCCACGTCACCAAAATGCGCGAAATCGCGCAGGTGATCCCGATTCGGCCCGTGTTCAGGCATCAATCTTCCGCCTTCGGCCCCTGGCCGGGATGGTGGGAGCGCCAGAAGAGCGGATCCGCCATCGGCATCGCCGCATAGGATTTGTACGTCAGGCTCCCGCCACTCCTTCGGGAGAATGCTAGCCCCACCCTGCGAGCCTGGCCCGCCACTGTCGCGTAGAGCCACCCGCTCGCGCCGGCTTGGCCTGGCTCGGGGCTACTGTTTCAGATTAGTCAAGTAAATGCCTCAAGGCTTTCATCACGTTCACACCCCCGAGCAAATCGCGGAACAGATGCGCCCGCGCCCACTGACCGCCCGCGAGAAGCAGGTAATTGCGCTGGTGGCGGAAGCCAAGGGCAGCAAAGAGATTGCGCACGAGCTGGGCATCACGCCCGGCACGGTCAAGCAATACCTCAGCAAAATCTATCTGAAGACCGGCGCGCAGAACCGCACGCACCTGGCCTTGATGTTCGCGCCCGCCCGCAGCCCCGAGGCGCAAGCCGCATAATGGGACTCATGACACTCTCTCGTCTCTTTTACGCGCCCGTCCTGCTGATCGGCGCTTTTTTCATGACCGCGTGCACGACCTCGGAAGCGGTCACGGCCATCGACACGGTAGTCACCGCAACCGAAACGCTGGTCCAATCGCTGCCTGGCATCCCGCCGGCACTCAAAGCCGACGTGGTGACCTACGGCGCGTCCGCCACGGCATTCACATCCTGCATCATCGCCGAAGTCGGCACCAACGATACCGCAGTGCAGAAGGCTTCGAAGATCGACGTGTGCGCGCAATCTCTCCTGATCCCCGACCCGGCGATCCAGGTATGGGTTTCCGTCGTGAGTGACGCCATTCAGGCGTTTCTGGCTCCGTTCCAGCCCGCCACGGCCGCCGCGCGCACCACCGCCGCACTACAAGCGCGTATCACCGCGCCCGTCACGCTCACCGCGCGCGACCGCACCAAACTGGCCGCGATCCAGAAGAGAAATAGCGTCAATGCCCTCGCCTTCCGATAATCCACTGCAATGGGCAGGGCCGAAGAACGAGCAATTCGCGAGGGAATTTAATAAGTGCGTCACTGCGGACCTCCTAAAGAGCAATTGGATTACAGAGGATGAAGCGCTGCACCGAATTGCCAAGATAATGCCCTGGCCTTCCGATAACCCGCTCCACGAGCACAACACCGCGTATCCCAAAGCGCCGTTTCGCCCTGGTGTCGGCACTTTCTTCCGCGTGGGTTTCGCAGCCATCGCCTACGTGGCCAAGGCCGCCGCTCTGAAGTTGCGCGGCAAAGCCATTCCGAAAGACTGACCGATGCCCTGGCCCTCCCCTGTACCGGGCGTGATGGAAGGCTGTCCCGGCTGCATTCAGACCGCCACGCCTGGGCCAACGTGCACTGGGCGGTGCTGGATGCCCCAGAACAAGCCTGCCAAACCAAACGCGATTATGACAATCCAAGTACACATTGACGGCGCTTACCCCAAGCTGGGGGTGTCCCTAAACCGCGAGATAGGCAAGCTCGTCGGCTCTCTGATCGAGCGCAGCGGGGATGTGATGCCCGTGATCTCAGTAGAAACGCTCGATAGCACGGCCTCCGTGCAACTCACGTGAAACTCCTCAAGGCGCTCTTAGCCTTCGCGTTACTGGTCATTTTCGCCCTCTTTTTGGATTCCATTTCGAAGGCCCAGCCGCCGCCGTGCACGTGGCCAGGATGCCCAGTCGGACAGCCGCCGCCCTGCCGCCCGCGTAACGAGCGCAAGCACCCCAGAGACCACCGCCCCGTGTGCGCGGAGAACGTGCAACCGTCGGCTGTGCAGACCGCATGAACGTGATCGACAGCATTTTCGCCTACATTGCCAAGCAAGAAGGCTGGGATAGCCCCGACCCGACCGTGGTGCCGCGCCGCCTGGATAACCCCGGTGACCTGGAATTCGCGGGCCAGATGGGCGCCACGCCGATCAAAGTCGGCAATCACGTCTTCGCCAAGTTTCCGACCGCATGGCAAGGCATTGTCGCCGGCTACCGGCAGTTGTACGCGGACATCGCCAAGGGCTGGACACTGCGCCAAGTCATCATGTCCTGGGCGCCGCCCAGCGAAAACAACAGCGAAGCGTACCTGCAAGGCGTGGCCACTGGCTGCGGGATCTCGGCGGACACGCCGCTTTACTCAGTACGTGGTCACCGCGTTCGCGTTGGCCCTCAAAAGCTAAAAAGGAACAATTGACCAAAGCAGAGCTGTACCAGCGGTTGCGCGAATGCGACACCGCGATTTCCCAGTTACGCGCGCATTGTGCGCGTAACGAAAGCGCGCTCACTGATGCCGGCATAGAGAACGAAAGCCTGAGCAATGAGCTGGCCGAGGCGTCGGGCCTGGCACAGCGCGCCGTGCTTGTCGCCGATGCACTCCAAGCCCACCAGGCCATGCAGGCCGCGCAGATTGCGCAGCTCGAATCGAACCTGTCCACGTTCCGCGACCGCTTCAAGGCGCGCTGTAATGAGATGTCGATGGAAGCGCGGTTCTGGCAGCTCAGCATCCCCGAGTTGCTGAAGGCGTGATAAAAGCCCCCTTCCCGTATTTCGGCGGCAAGAGCCGCGCGGCCCATTTCGTGTGGGAGCGCTTTGGCGAGGTCAAGAACTACGTCGAGCCGTTCTTCGGCTCGGGTGCTGTTCTGCTGAGCCGGCCGGATGAGCCGCACACCGAGACCGTCAACGACCTCGATTGCATGCTGGCCAACTTCTGGCGGGCATTGCAACACGATCCCGAAGCCGTAGCGCTGGCCGCGGATTGGCCGGTCAATGAAGCCGACATGCAGGCGCGGCACTTGTGGCTCACGCAGCAAGAAGAGTTCCGCGAGCGCATGAAGGCCGACCCGGATTACTTCGACGCCAAGATTGCAGGCTGGTGGGTGTGGGGCATCTCCGCATGGATCGGCAGCGGGTGGTGTCGCGACGAGCGACCGAGCCACCAAAAGCCGTACCTCGGCAGAGGCATGGGCGTCCATCGCAGACGACCGCACCTCGGCAATGCAGGCATGGGCGTACACGCTCAACGCTGCGCCAACCTAGTCGGATACTTCAACGAGCTGGCCGCGCGGCTGCGCCGCGTGCGCGTCTGTTGTGGCGATTGGAAGCGCGTAACCACCCCGTGCGTTACGTTTAATCACGGCCTCACTGGCGTGTTCCTGGACCCGCCCTATGCGGACACCGCCAAGCGCACCGCCAACATATACGCCATGGACAGCCTGACCGTAGCGCACGAAGTCAGAGAATGGGCCATCGCCAACGGCGACAACCCCAAGCTACGCATTGCTCTCTGCGGCTATGAAGGCGAACACCAGATGCCCGACGATTGGGCCTGCGTGCCATGGAAGGCTCACGGCGGGTACGCAATGCAACGCCACACTGGCCCCGGCATGGAGAACGCCAAGCGCGAGCGCCTCTGGTTCAGCCCGCATTGCCTGGCACCGGCCGCACTCGCGGCAGCCGCATAGCATCCAGCATCCAGCACCCAGCACCCAGCACCCGTTTTCCCATGCTACCCCTCCCCTCAATCGTGTCCGCCGTTGCCGCCGTGGTGCTTCCGGCCGGGGCCGTACTGTGGCTGCTGATCCGCACCGAGATGCGCGCCCAGATCCTGCAATTGCATCTCACCCTGAGCGACCGCACGTCACACATCGAAGAGCGGGTGTCAGTGCTCGAAAACCGCGCGCTCCGCAGTTCGGTATGCGATGCCTAAACCAGTTGAAAAAGAGCAGCCTCAGGCAATTTCAACCACCGAAGAGGCCCGCCTACTCGCGTCGATCAGCGACACGGCCACGCTGGCGTTCTGGCGCTGGTGGGGATCGCTCGAAGATTAACGCCACGTCACCGTCGCGGGCGCGGTGGCCGCCAGGTAGATCAAGAAAAATACTGCCATTACCACCAGCAGCAGCCACGACACGGTGTTCTGTTTCATAAAACCGGTGGTTTCGGCTGGATGCCTGACGGCGGGCACTTGCACGGGCACACAGTCAAACAGGTGGCCCCTCCGCACTGCATCGCCGAACAACAGCACCAGGGCGACGGCGGAAAGCTTGGCCCGTGCGCTATGGAGTGCGTGGAGAAATACCCTACGGCAACCGCCGCCACGAACACCAGCAGCAGCCACAGCACGTTTTGGATTCTCATCGCCTCCATCCTCCCACAGTGGAACGCAAGCCGCTCCTATCTACCGTCGCCAAAGCACGCGCCTTCCTGGCCGCATACCGCAAAAGCGCCAACCTCACGGCCTCGGCCCGCGCGGCCGGGATTGGCGTGCGAAATCATTACAGATGGATTGAGGAATACCCCGCGTATGCCGAGGCGTTCAAGCACGCGCACCTCGTGGCACGGCAATTCCTGAAGGACAAGGCAATCGAGTACGCCACGGTGGGCTGGATTGAGCCTGTGTTCTTCAAGGGCGATATCTGCGGCCACGTAAAGCGGCGCGATAGCGGCCTGCACCAGATGTTGCTGCGGGGCGCGTTCCCCGAAGAGTTCGGCAAGAAATTGGAAGTCACCGGCAAGGACGGCGCGGCCATCGACACACGGCTGGAAGTCGTGTTCGTTAAGGCGACGGCGCCTGAAGCGTGAGAGCCGAGTTCCCCGAAAAGTTCGAGTTTCTGTTCGAGCCACACTCAGACAAGTACCTCTACGGCGGACGCGACGGCATGAAGTCGTGGGGCATGGCGCGCGCGCTCCTGATCATGGGTGCGCAGCACAAGCTGCGTTGGCTCTGCGCCCGCGAGACGATGAAGTCTATCGCGGAGTCGGTTCACCACCTCCTCGAAGAGCAGATCGAGATGCTGGGCTTGCAAAGCTTCTATCTCGTCGAGAAGGCGCAGATCACCGGCACGAAGCTGCACACGACCGGCATGTATGGCGCCACGATGAACGGCAAGGGCGAGCCGCTGACACCCGGCTACAGTCAGTTCGTCTTCGCCGGACTTCATCACAACGTTTCGGAAATCAAGTCCATGGAAGGGCTTGACGGGATCTGGATCGAGGAAGCCGATAACGTGTCTCAGAAGTCCTGGGACACGGTGATCCCCACCATCCGTAAGCAGAGCATGCACCCGGATCTGGGCGTGATCGGCAGCGAGGTGTGGTGCTGCTTCAACCCGAAACTGGCCACCGATCCCACCTACAAGCACTGCGTGCTGAACCCGCCGCCCGGAGCGGTAAGCGTCAAGACCAGCTACCTCGATAACAAGTGGCTGTCTGAGATCTCAAAGACCCGCATCGCGCACATGCGCGATACCGACCCCGCCAAGTTCGCGCACATCTATGGCGGTGAACCGGACAGCGAAGTCGAAGGCGCTATCTTCGGCCCCGAACTGAAGGCGGCGGCCGCCGCCGGCAGAATCGGCGATGTGCCGTATGACCGCACGCGCCCAGTGGACACCGTCTGGGATCTCGGATTCGGCGATCCGACCTCGATATGGTTCGTGCAGGCCTACGACGGCTGGTACAACTTCATCGACCACTACGAGAGCGCACGCTTGGAGATTTCCGACCACGTCATCCAGCTCCAGAACAAAGGCTATCTGTACGGCACCGACTGGATACCGCACGACGGGATAGACACCATCATCCACGGCAGGCTGGCCGGGGATCGATCGATGTCCATCGAGCAACTGATGCGCAACGCCGGCCGTAAGCCGCGCTTGGTGCCGAAGATGCTCGTGACAGAACAGCTCAACGCGGCGCGAACCATCTTCCCCACCTGCCGCTTCGACGCGGTGAAGTGCGCGGATGGCTTGCAGGCGCTACGGCATTACCGCTGGCCTCCGCTCAGTGCAGAGGGAGTCGCGCAGAGAAAGCCCGTGCACGACTGGGCTTCACACGCGTCGTCCGCTTTTTGCGGGGCCGCCGTGGCAGTGAGACAGCCAAAGGCGGACAAGCCGCCGGCTGAACGGCGGCGCATGCAGCCGTCAAGCCCCTGGAGTTGAAAAAATGAAACTACCGTCCATCAAGACACCCGGAAAGCTCTCGCCCATCCAGGCGTCCGCCATCAGAGCAAAGGCGCAGAGCATCCTCAGCCCGAAGCTTCCCAAAGCGCGCAAGCCCACTTCCGTCGCGAACACGCTCGCGGGCGCGGCTTGCCCCATGTGCGGCGGCGCGGCGTAATGTACCAGACCAAACAACAGAAGCACGCGCTGAACCGCTTGCTGGCATCCGCCGGCCTCGGCGCACTCGACAACCCGATGCGCCTGTGCAACGAGCTGGCGAGCTACGTGAGAGATCACGAGCACTTCCGCCAACTGCTCACCGCCGCGCAGCCCGAAACGCGGCGCGATATGTACGAGTCGATGAAGCCATACCTGGCCTTCCACGCCAAGCCGCTCGACGCCTATATGTCCGAGTCCGGAGCGCTGGCGGAAGCGCAGCAGCTTCCCACAGTGGACGCGGACGGCATGCTGCACGCCGTTCAACGTGCCGGAAATCGCAACCGAGCCGGTCGTGGACGCCCGCGAATTGGATAAAGAAACCGCGCAGGCCGCGGTAAATGAAGCGTTCGGGAAAGGTCACCTGATCTTGACCTGCAAGAAATGCACGCGCACCGAAGCCTTCCCCGCCGTCAACCAAGGCCAACGCCATCTTCGCGGCGCGCAATGCCGGCTGGACTTACAACGAGGCGTTAGGGGACTGCCAGGAAACTTGCCCCGACTGCCCGTGACGCTGCCATGGCGCCAGCATTCGCCGAACTGCCCCGCGTCTGTGAAGCCGCCTCGCTTGCGGATGTTCTGCACGACCAGCTTGACTATCTCCTAGCTTCCGCCGAGCATCCGCTCGCCAACGACGCCGACCGCGCGCGCCTGGCTCGCGTGCGCCTGATTCTCATGTCGATTTTCGACGTTTCAATCCACGCCACATTTGCATGTGGCGAAAACAACACTTTGAGTATCGCGCGGTGTAATCCGGGCCGCAAGGCCTAGACGTACCTGGAACTTCTCACCCATGTCCGAATATAACGACTTCGACAACAGCGGATCCGACTACCCGCGGAATCCGCCGTTGCAGGACGTGAGTGCTGAGGATGAGGCGCTGCTGAGGGAAATTCGCGCTAAATTCACTTATTTCACGGATAGGTGGAAAGAGAGCAAGGATGAAAGGAATACCGACCTACGGTACGTGTGTGGCGATCCCTGGGAAGCCAAGGATAGGCGTGCAAGGGAGGAAGCGGGGCGCCCGTGCGTATCGCACGACGAGCTCGGACAGTACGTAAATGCAACGGTCAATTCCGTACGCGAAAACAAGCGTGGCATTAAAATCAGCCCCGGCGGCAAGAACTCGAACGACCAAACCGCCGAGACGCGCCAGAACCTCATCCGCGCAATCGAATATCGGTCCAACGGTCCCTCGGTGTATCTCACCGCGTTCCAGCAGATGGTGGAAGGCTCCTACGGATTCTTCCGCATCGGCCGCGAGTATGTCGCCCCCGACGATCCTGAGAACGACGATCAGCAAATCACCATTTCCGCCATCGGCAACCCGAACAGCGTCCTATACGATCCGGACTGCAAAAAGCCGGACTGGTCCGACGCCAGCGCGGTGTTCGTTCTGGACCCGATGCTCAAGGCGGATTTCAAACGCCAGTTTCCGGAGGCTCAGATCACCGATTTCGCCCCCGAGCACATGCTGCTGGCGAAGGACTGGATACAGGACAAGTCGGTTCTGACCGCCGAGTACTGGAAAGTCATCACCACCACCATCCGGAAGAAGGCCAAAGGCCGGCGCGCCATTGAGAAGAAGACGGTGATGCAGTACTTCACCAACGGCGTGGAGATCCTCGAGCGCAACCCGCAGCCGGGCATTCACATCCCCATCATTCCGATGATCGGCCTGGAGCGCTGGGTGGACGAAGGCGGCATTGCTAAACGCATTCTGTTTTCGCTGCCGCGCCTGGCGCGCGATCCCCAGATGTCTCTCGCCTATCTCAACTCGCAAGAGATGGAGGAGGCCGGGCTCACGCCGAAGTCGCCGTATAAAGGCTACGTCGGCCAGTTCGAGACAGACAAGGAAGCCTGGGACACCTGCACCAAAATCCCGCACGCCTACCTACAGGCGGATGTGGTGATCGACGGCGCAACGGGCGGCGTCCTGCCGTTGCCGAGTCGCGAAAATTTTACGCCCAACTTTGGGGCGTATGAAGTCGCCAAAGACTCGTGCAGGCGCGCGATTCAGGCGGCCATGGGCATCACCCCGCTGCCGACCGCGGCGCAACGCGACAACCAAAAATCGGGCGTGGCGTTGCAGGAAGTCAAACAGCAGCAAGAGATCGGCTCGTTTCATTTCGTGGACGGCTACGACCGGGCCGTTGCTTACGGCGGGCGCGTCATCGACTCCTGGGTTGCCTCGACCTATGGCGGCGACACGGAACGCACCGAAGCGCTGCGCAAGCCCGACGACTCGCACGACATCGTGCGGCTCAACACCGCCGAGCCGTACTTGGACGCGCAGTCGGGCGAGATGCGGCACTATCCCATCGAAGAAGACGCCGACCATGATGTGGCCGTCTCGACTGGGCCATCGGTGCAAACGCAACAGCAGGCCGCCAGCGACTTTCTCGATTTGCTGATACAGAACCTCCAGACGCTGCCCGTGGCGCCGCCGCAGGCCGCCAAGCTGCTCGCCCTCGCCATCCAGATGAAAGAGCTGGGGCCGAAGGGCGATGAAATGGCCTCAATAATCTCCCCCCCGCCCGATGCCAATCAGGGGCAACAGCAGATGGCCCAAGCTCAACAGCAAATGGCCCAGCAAGGCCAACTTCTCCAGGCCATGCAGGGCGAGCTTCAGAAGCTCCAACTGGAGAAGGCCGGGCACGTCGTCGATAACCAGTACAAGATGCAACTCGAAAAGATGCGCGAAGAGAACGCCCTCGCCATCGCCGAGATCAATACCCAGGCTCAAAACCTTTCGGAGCGCATGGAGTTTGTGAGCGACCTGGCCCACAAGTATCTGGACACCGGGCACGAAGTCGCGACCCAGGCTCAGGATCACGCCAACGCGCAATCGCTACAGCAGCAGGCGCAGGCGCATGCCGCAGGCCTCCAGGGTTCCGATCAAGCACACAGCGCCGTCTTGCAGCAGGGTGCGCAGGCGCATGCCACCGACCAGCAGGCCTCCGCGCAGGACGCTACCGCGCAGCAGGCGGCGCAGGCGCAGCAGGCGCGCGCAGGCGCAGCAGGCGCCCGATACTCCGTAACGCCCCCTAGCGCACGGAAACACGGCGCGCAGATCCAACAGTTCGTTACCCGGCGACGATAGATCCGGTCGCAAGAAGGATTTCCGCACTCGTTGCACCTCTCGCCGTCGTCGGATTCCAGCCGGACGCGCACGTCCGAAGCCGGCGGAAACAGCGGATACTCAGGCTCCATCACACCACAAGTTTATGCCAGAACCCGTCGTAGCAGTCGCGGAATCGACACCCGCCGAAACACCCCTTACCAGCGTTGCACCCCAGGACCCCGCGGCTTATGCCGCATGGCGGTTCAAGGGACGCGCGCCGGAGCCGAAAACCGCAGACCCGGCATCTGCAAAACCCTCCGCGTCCGGCGATGAGCCGGGCGACAACACTGCCCCCGCCCCGGAAGCGGGTACCCATAAGCAGGAACCGAAACGTTCCACCGCGGAAACCAGACTCCAGGAAGTCCTGGCCGATCTCAAACGCGCGGGACTCTCTCCGTCCGAACTCAAAACATACAAGCGCGAAGCCGCGCAAGCCGCACGTGAACCCGCAGGCGACAAAGATGTCAAACCGGCCCCATCCGCCGCGCCAGCGCCCAGCCCCACCTCCGATCTCCTGAAGCCTCCGGTGAAGCCAAATTTCGCCCAATGGACCGGAACATGGGAAGCACGTGAGGCGGCCATTGAGAAGTATCACGAAGAGAACTCCGCGTACCAGGCGCGCAAGGCGGTATCCGACTTCCAAACTCAGCAAGCGCAGCAGGTGCAAGAGCGCGAGCTGACTGCCAAAGTCGCGGACGCCAACAAGCGCTACGGCGAAACTGCCGGCGACACCATCGTCGCCACGGCCAAGGGAATATTCTCGGCCGACAGCGGCGTACCCGGCGTGGTCAGTGCGCTGATCGATCAGTCTCCCGTGATTGTGGATCTGCTCTACTCGCTGGGATCGAAGGCCGACGTGAAGGAATTCGTAGCGTTAGCCAAGTCGAACCCCGGCGCCGCCGTCCGCAAGATCGTGCTCATGGAGCAACTCGTACAAGACGAGCTGGCCAAGGGCGCGGGAAAGCCCGACACGGCGACAGAGACAGAGACCGCGGCCCGCGATACCTCCGGACGTTTCCAGCCAGCTAAAACCGCATCCAAAGCGCCCGCCCCGCCCCGTGAAGTGTCTGGCCATGCCAGCGCACCTCTCGACGCGGTGGAAAGCGCCTCAACCGGCGGCGATTTCAAGGCCTACTCCCGTGCAGCCAATGCACGCGACCTGGCGCGCCGCAGAGGGTAATCCGTGGCCAATCAATTTCTGAACACCTCGTGGGTCTCCATGGAGATCCTGCGGCTGTTGCTCAACCAACTGGTAGCAGCCGAGTATTTCAATCGCAGTTGGGAAAAGGACTTCAATAAGGAATTCGCGCCGGGCAGCTCCGTCACCATCAAGTTCCCGTGGCGTCCTACCGTCACCGACGGCATGGGCTACGATCCGCAAGGGATCGCGCGCCTGTCCACCACGATCTCTCTCGATCAGTGGTTACAGATCGGTTTCGAATGGGACGACTACGAGAAAGCCGTCAAGCTGGAACGCTCCGAAGAGGAACTGCGCGAGAACTATTGGGACCCCTGCGCCGCCGCCATGGCGCAAGAGATCGACAGCCGTTGCGCGAATTTCGCCTACCAGAACGCCTCGAACGTGGTTGGCGTGCTGGGCACCGACCCGACTTCCGTGAGCACCTACTACAGTGCGCGGAAGATCATGAAGCAGCAGGCTTGCCCGCCCGGCAAGCGCTGCGCGCTGATCAGCTCGTCCATGATGGCCTCGCTGGGTAGCAACATCACCAGCGTGTTCCACCCGGACGATGAAATCGTGCGCATGTGGAAAGAAGGCTCCATCGGCAAGCTGGCCGGTTTCAGCTTCTTCGAATCCAATTCGCTCTATGCGCAGACTGCCGGTACTTGGGCCAACACGGTCACAGTGACCGGAGCCAACCAGTCCGGTACCGCACTGATCATCACCGGGACCAACCTGGACACGCTGAACGCTGGGGACAAGTTCTCCATCGCCAACGTGAACGCGGTCAACCCGATGACTCGCCGGACCGCCGGCCCGCTCACCGCGAAGACCTTCACCGTCGTGCAGAACTACACGCTCGATGGCAACGCGGACACCATCAACATCCTGCCCGCCATCTACGGCCCCGGCAGCCAGTACCAGAACGTGGACGCACTGCCTGTCAATGGCGCGGCGCTCACCCTGTGGCCCGGCACGACCTCGCCTAACGGCAAGGTGGGCACTGTCGGCCTGGCACTCTCCCGCTTCGCCTTCGGTTTGGTGGGCGGCAAGCTCTACGTGCCCAAGGCAGTGGAGCAATCCGGTCAGGCGCAAGACCCCGACACGGGCATCGCCGTGCGCAAGGTCAAGGCCTGGGACCCGGTGCGGAGTATGGACATCAACCGCATGGACAGCTTGCTGGGATTTGGCAACCTGTACCAGGACAACGGCGCCTGCTGCATCGTTGGAGCTTAAGATAACTAAGGGACGCGGCCTGGAGATCCGGGCCGCCTGCCCTTCCTAGGAAAAACGACAAATGAAGAAATTTCTCACGCTCTCCGCGCTCGCCGCCTTCGCGGCCATCGCATCCTTCGGCCAGACCATTCTGACGCCGACGACTCTATCGGCGGCCGTTACTAAGGCCAAACAGCTCCAAATCGTAGTGGCCAGCGCCACGGGCATCACCGCCCCCACGCAGACCACCAGCGTCGATCTGTATATCGACAAAGAACTGATGCTTGTGGAAGCGGTGAGCGGCACGACCGTCACCGTTTCGCGCGGCCAGGGCGGCACCACCGCCACCACGCACGCTTCCGGCGCGCTGGTATTCGCATCCTCGCCCAGCTAACTTTTTCACCGGTTCGTCGGACAACGCGGGCGTCGGCGGGTCTCCGGTTCAGGCCGGCGGCTCTTGCACGCGCGCCAATCTGCTGGTGCTCCCCTCCATCAACGTGGAGACCGGAGTCATCTCGGACTGCCTCGGCGGCGTCTGGGTCAACGGCGTCGGCACGCAGAACACCAATACGGAATACCGGCTCAGCTTCCCCGATCCCGGCGCGGTGGCCTACACATCCCTCAACACCAACGGGACTTCGGTAGGAGCTACCACGCTCTATTGCACGGCCTTCGAGCTACCGTACAACAAGCTCCTGACGGGCTTGGCGTTCATCAACGGCACGACCGTGACGAACGACCACCGCTATTCGATTCTCTATGACAGCTCGGGCATCGCCCTGGCAAACGGCGCGCTCACCGGCGTGACCACGGCCACGGCCTCGGTGTACCAGGCCTTCGCCTTCACCGCTAAGTACTTCGCGGTGGGACCGGCGACCTACTACGGCTGCTTCCAGGACTCCGTGGGTTCCGACACTGTGCGCATGCTGGTAACCGGCACGCAAGACAACCGCCTGACCAAGGGGCAGACCGGGGCCACCTTCGGCACGGTCCCCGCTCTGACTGTTCCCACGGGATTTTCAAGCGCTGTGGGTCCATTTTTATTCGTTTATTGACAACATTCCGGGCGCGCGCTGCTGACCGATCGCGCGCGCGCCCGACTTTTCCCTGACTTTCCGTTTGTTTCAATCCACGCCACATTTGCATGTGGCGACAAACAACAGTTCGAGTATCGCGCGGTGTAATCCGGGCCGCAAGGCCTAGATGTACCTGGAACTTCTCACCGATGCCCATCAACGTTTCAATCCACACCACATTTGCATGTGGCGAAAACAACACTTTGAGTGTCGCGCGGTGTAATCCGGGCCGCAAGGCCTAGACGTACCTGGAACTTCTCACCCATGTCCGAATAAGCAGATCAACGGAAAGTGATTGCTGCATTCGCGAGCATCCGGGCGTCGATGCACATATTTATTGCCCGCGTCCCGGACTTTCCCTGGCCTTCCATGCCCATCAACGAAGCTGGATTCGTCCGGCGAAGCAATCTCACCAAAGAACAACGCAGGGAAGCCGAGCTTGCCATTTATGGCTACCCAAAGGATTTCATGCCTCAGCAGAACCAGAACCAGCCGACCCGCGAAGAATTAGAGCACATGCGCCAGATCTTGGCGCGCTTCGGCGAGACCAAAACTATCAAAGAATTCGATCTCAACAAGCCGCCAGCCCTACCGTACCGCCACCAGGAATTCCCGAAGGCGATGCACGACCATGCGGCGCGCGTGGTGAAGACGGCAACGTCCGCCGCGCATCAGGCAGAGCTTGAAGCCGCCGGCTATGTGACGGTAGCATTCGCGAGCGAACCGCCCGAAGTCGAACTCGATGCCAGCGAGCGCGCGGAAGCCGCCGTCATCGACGCCAAGCTTTTGAAGAAAAAGCGGTAGTCCCGCGCCCCCATCCCCCAGCCCCTAGTCCCCGTTTTTCGAGGTTCCCATGACCGTACAGCAATACATCATCGACCCCGCGTGCAAGCTCCTCAGCCTGATTGCGGCCGGCCGCTCGATGGCCACCAACGAGTATTCCGACTGCCTTGACGCGCTCAACGAGCTCGTGGACACGTCGTCCGCCGAAGGCCAGCTTATCTATCAGGTCACGCACGAAACGTTTAACCTGACCGGGCCGGCTACCTACACCATGGGGCCGACCGGCACGTTTAATACGGTGCGACCGGAGAAGCTGCGCGCCGCGGTAACGCTGGCGTCGAACAATGCCTCCCAGCCGGTAGAGATTGTCTCGGCCGAGAAGTTCTCGGCCATCCCCGACCGCTCCATGACCGGCCTGTTCGCCGAGTGGATCTGCTGCGATTATGCGGACCCCATATCGAATCTGTTCCTCTGGCCCGCACCGGTCACTGGCGGGTCCTTGGAACTGTGGTCCTTGAAGCCGCTCACCGACTTCATGACCATCGGCGACACCGTGGTGTTGCCTGCCGGATACCTCGCCTATCTGAAATTCAACCTTGCCGTGGCCATCGCCGGCCAGTTCGCCGGCGCGAAGCTCACGGAGGCCACCATTGCCAGCGCTCAGCAAACCAAGATGGGCCTGGCCAAGCTCCACATGGAGACCATCGGCGAGTCGGGCATCATCGGCACGCCTACGCCCAGCCGCCGCCCCCAATTGGCGCCCGCCGTCCCGGCGCGTGGCCCCGTGGCCCAGGGAGAATAAATGGCTCTCCAAGTCCAGGACTTGTTAAACACGGCGCTTGCCAGCATTGGCGCAATCCAAGCGGGCGAAACGCCCAACGCCAACGACCAGGCTCTGGCTCTGCTGTGGGCCAACCTTGACTTGGACACGCTGAGTGCCAAGAAGCTGTCGCCGCTAGGCCTGCTGCATTACCTGGGCGCGCTATCCGGCGCGGCCTCGTATACCTTCGGCACCGGCCAAACCTGGAACGTGGCGCGGCCGATGAAGATCAAGAGCGCGTCCACCATCGACGCGAACAATATCGAGACCGAAGCCAAGATCGTCAGTGCCGAAGAGTGGATGGGGATACGCGATAAGACCCGCGTCGGGCTGTACGTGCAATCGCTCTTGTGGGACAACGGCTACCCCACCGGCAATATCTACGTCACGCCCATGCCGGCGGCGGGCAACGTCTCGCTTTGGATGTATCGGGAGATCGTGCAGTTCGTGAACCTGACCGACGCCATCAACCTGGCTCCGGGGTTTGCGGCCTGCATTGTGAACCGGCTGGCGCTGATTCTCTGCATTCCGTTTGGCCGGCCCATACCCGAAGGGCTGCCGCAGATGGCCAACGACGCGCTGGTCACCATTAGTGAACTCCAGTCCGAGATCCTTGGGTCTTCCATGCCGGTTGGCATGCAAGCGCCCGCGCCCCCGCCGCCTGGGCCAAAGACTTGAGTGCAGGCTTATAGAGCGCAGACCTCTGCGATATCGCGCGCATCCCTGAGCACGTGCGGCGGGCCACCCTCTACCAGCCAGTAGATCCTGGCGAATGGGCCTCCGTCGCACACCACCCGCGTAGCGGTCAGAAACGTTTCCGTCCATCCGTCCCGGTAAGTAATCCGCATTTCGTCTCGATTGTACCCCAATGAGCGCCCCATCTCTTCCCCTCCCTAATCTCGGCACCTGGCTGGTCAAGGACCTGTGTTATAGGGCTCTGAGGGCCGCGCAGATCGTGAAGCGCGCGCAAGGCATCCCCAGCTCCTCGCAGTACCAGGAAGCGCTGGGCGTGCTCAACCAACTTATCGATGAATGGGCGGCTCGCCGCTCTCAGGCTTTCGCCACCACATTCACTCAATTCGTGTTGACGCCTTACCACCAGCCACACTTAATCGGCCCCGGCCTCGTGGCTCCCGACTTCGCGGCAGCCGTGCGGCCTGTACGCATTGAAAGCGCCGCACTGGTGCTCACGGGCTTCGGGCCGCCGCCAGTGAGCGCGCCCAACGTGAACACCAATGTCGATCTGCCGCTGAACCTCCGCGACAGCGCATGGTGGGCGAACAAGTCCGTGAAGGGGATAACTTCCGATGTGCCGACCGACCTGTGGTATCAAACGTCGTGGGATTCCGGCGCGCTCTGGCTGTGGCCAGTCCCGGCAGCGGCTTTTGGCTTGCGCCTCGAAACATGGCAGACGCTCAGCCAGTTCCAAAGCATCAACGTGAAATTTTCCGCTCCTCCGGCCGCATTCAATGCACTGGCATTTACGCTCGCCCGTGCGCTCGTGGACGCCTACGAAGTTGAGATGCCTGGACAACTCCCGATCCTGTTGCGAGACGCCATGAAAGCATACCAGGGGAACAACGTAAAAAGCCCAAGGATCGCGAGCGCGGATTGGGGCACCGACGGCAATTCACGTCGGGGAGACTTCAATTACATGACTGGCACTCTGCCGAGTTACTGACCATGCTTGACCTCCATCTGCAATGCGCCCGCTGCCAGCGCCGCATCGTGATCCCCGGCCACCGCGCGCTCGTCGTGCGGCGCGTAGCCGGCGCGATGGTCACGCGCGAAGATCCCAGCCGCATGCAGCGTGAAGCCGACCGGCGCGGATGGACCGGCGAGCACTGCCGCGATTGCGCGCCGAAGCAAGAGAAGGAGAACGGCCATCAAGTTCGATAGCTTCACCAGCGGCAGCTCGTCCACCCTGGCATCCGTAGCGGCTTCCTCAGAACTGCTCATGGGGAGATACAGCGAGCCAATCGCTGGCAGCCCCGAGAAAGGCCCTGCGTGCCTGGTGCGCACGCCTGGCATCGCGCTCGTTGGCACCGCGCCTACTGGCCCTGGCCGCGGCCTCTGGCCTGGCGACCATCGCCTGTTCCTGGCATCCGGCAGCCATGCCTACGAGATGACGCGCGCGCCGCTTACGGGCACCCCCACGTTCATCGACCACGGGTACATCGGCAACGACGGCAACCCCGCGCAGTTTTTCCCCAACGGCAACCAACTCTTCATCGCCAGCGATGGCCTCGGATGGCTCGACAGCGGAAGCGGCGCGCAACCAATCTACTATTCGATCCAGCAATTCGATTTGGCAATCGACGCGGGCACTGGCGGCCTTACTGGGCCGAGCGGCGGCATTTTCGACTCCAGCGACGTGGGGCAGACCATCCAGATCACATCCGGCACGGGCTTTGTCGTCCAGTCGCAAGTGATCACGTCCGTGGATGGTAACGGCGAGGCATACGGCGGCTCAAGCTGGGGAACAGGCGGGTCGACCGGCGGCGAAGGTATCGAGTGGCTCTACGCGGCACCCTACGCGCAGCTCAAAGCGTTCCAGGGCGCGTTTCTGGATGGCTACTTCTTCGCGAATGCGCCGGATTCGAATCAGATCCAGTTCTCCGCGAACGAAGACGGCACGCAGTGGAACCCGCTGGATTACTTCTCGAAGAGTTCGTACCCCGACAACGTGGCCGCGATGCAAGCCGATCACCAGGAGCTTTATACCTTCGGGGATCTGGAATCGAGCGAAGTGTTCCAGGATACCGGCGCGGCGGCCACTCCGTTTTCGCCCGATCCCGGAGCCATCATGCACTACGGCTGCGCGGCTCCCTTCAGCGTGGCGCGTCTGAGCGAAGGCCTAGCCTTCATCGGCGGCGACGTGCGGCGCGGAGACCGGCTGGCGTTCCTCGCGGTGGGCTTCCGCCCGCAGCGTATATCGACGGCGGCCGTAGAGATCGCATGGGCGTCATACACGACCGTGGAAGACGCCATAGCCTACACCGAGATCTATCGCGGCCACCAGTTCTACGTGATCCACTTCCCCAGCGGCAGCACTGTGATCGCGGGCGCAACGCAAGCCACGCCTAGCGTAGGAGCCACGTGGGCCTACGATCTCACCACCGGCACATGGCATCAGCGGGGTTATTGGAATGGCACGACCGATGCGAATGGTTTTCCGGTCTGGAATCGGCAGCGGCAAAGCTTCCACGCCGTGGCGGCGCTGGGCGGCGCCAACACCGAGAAGCACTACGTGCAGGATTGGCAAAACGGCAACATCTACGTGCAGGACGAAACGCTGCTGAACGACAACGGCACCACCATCTACCGCGTTCGAATCGCACCGCATTTAACCCAGGAAAATCAACGCGCGTTCTACTTCCGCTTTGAGTGCGATTGCGATGTGACCGGGCTCCAAAGAATTTATTTCAACCGTCTCGGCTACGGTCGCGACCGCATCTGGGCGCTGGTGGACTGGCAGCCGAGCGGCTCCGGTGTCTCAATGACGCTCATGTCATCGGACACCAGAGGCCAAAGCTGGAACACCTACAGCACCCAGTCGGTGGCCAGCGGAATCGATGTCACCTTGGCCAATGCATATCTGACCGTCGTGCCTGGGACTCTCTAACCCGTGGCCAAACTGTCGGGCAAGTCACTCACGAATTACGACCCGGCCACTGCAACGCCGATCCTGCTGGTACCAACGACCACTGATTTCTTCAGCTCGTGGCCCAGCGGATGGAAGGGGCAACTGGCTCGAGGATGGGTATTATTCTTCGAGTCTTTAAAGAAGACATTCGCCCCCACGCCCCCCGTGATAGGCTTCAGCATCAACACGGGAGCCACGGGAACCGACGTGGCGCTGATCTACGCGGCAGCCCGCTCAGGCAGCTTCAACGTGTGCGTGGTAGTGGTCAAAGAGTCTGACGCCACCATCCCGCTCACGTTCACCATCAACCAGAACGGCACGCCCATCTTCGCAACGAGCAACACAGTGGCAGCCGCGGTGGCCGGATTCACCAGCTACCAGTTCACGAATTTCACCACGACGCCCTTGACGGTTGCCGAGTACGACCTGTTCTCCATCGACATTTCCAGCGGCTCATCGAGCTGGGTGTTCACCGTCGCCTTACAAACCGCACCGGCGGCATAACCGCGCGGTTTGCTGTACGATGGAAGACCATGACAGAAGAACAAGCACTTGCGCTCGCATTAGAAATGTTTCCGAATGTTACCTGGTCATCCGCCTCATCAAACCAGACCATGGTTGTGGGCGACAATAACCCAGAGGCATGCTGGCTGGTGAATGGATCGACGAGCATCCACGAGCCGGTCATCATTATCTTGAGGTAGCTATCCGGTCCAGCCGTAGTTGCTTGGCCCGGAGCCGCCGCCCCCGGCAGCGATGGTAATGTTGCATTCGACGGTACCAGCCGCACCCAGCGAGTCCACCGCCTGGATAACGAAGAAGAACGTCCCGGTGGTAGTGGGGTCTCCGGTAAGCGCCCCGCCTGAGCTGAGCGTCAAGCCCGGAACCGTCCCGACCATCGTGTAGGTGTACGGGCCGGTCCCTCCCAAAACTGTAAACGCGTGGGAGTATGCCGTGCCCACCGTGCCGTTGGGCGGCGAGTTACAGGACACCGACAGCGCCGGCGTCACGCTGCCACAGCCCGTCGATATGGCTGTGACGAGCATCGCAACGCACCCGGACCTCGCCGCCCCGCCCGCCGTCTCTGCCGTATAGCCGACCACGGTCCCGTTCGACGTCCACGCCGTGCTCACATGCTGGTTATCGTACTCGGTGGCGATGGCCAGGCAATCCACACCCGCATTGACGAAAAGCGCGCAGGCCTGAGCGCCAGCCAGGTTGGCTGCACCGCCAAACGAGATATAGACTGGCCCGGTTGTGGGGCCAGCCAGAGCGCCAGCCAGGAAATTGGTAACCGAGTTTCCGCCGGAGGCCGGATGGTTCGAGATGCTCCCAAAAATCAGGTAGCTGGCCGGGACGCTGAACTCCATGGCGATGAGGCTGGGACCTCCGTATCCATACCTCGCGCCCATGCCAGTCATCCCCCCCACTGAAACTGTGATCGGGTTGTTCGGCGTAATCTTGATGTTGATCGCCACGTACAGGCCGCATGTAGCCTGCGTCGGCACGCCAGGCACGGTCGCCGACACGCCACAGTATTGATTCCCGTTGTCGTCGCTCACCGAGGTTGGCAGCGTAGGGTTCCCCCCACCGTTCGTGCCGGCCATCACCGCCAGCACGATCATATTGCCCGCCGCGCTGTTCGAGGCGAATGTTACCCCGAACGCACCGGGGTTGCCTGTCGTCGGGCTAACAATGTGTTGGATCAGGGTGAAGCTGCTCATGAGGACGTCACCACCGCAATGGCAGGCACGCCCAGGATGTTGTACGACAGGCCGTTAGTGTTGATATTGGGATCGAAAAAATCCAACCCGAACGGTTGCCACAAATAGCCCGTGTTGGCGACGGTCACGTCGCCGGCCGCGGAAGTGTAGCCGGTTGCGCTCTCATCCACGAAGCCGCGCACTGCGCCCGGAAAGCCCGCGACTGGCAGAAGCGACCAGTCGTGAGTGTTGCCCGACAGGTCGTAGATCGCGCCGATCACGGTCATAAAGTAAGTCGCAGGCGCCCCCGCATGGATCGAAATGACATTGGCGATTGCGGTGGTGGGCACCGCGTAAAGTCCAGGGTACGCGGTTGGCTGCATTGCAAACCACTGGGCCGGCCCGGTGTAGGAGTATTCCAGGATAATCATGCTGGTTACGCGGGTCAATGAGCTGTTGGCTGTGACGGTATTGGCGCCCGCCGCCAGGTGGGCGCAAACGAAGCCGTTCATCCCGTTCAGATTGGTTACGACCTCGGCAGGGATGGGACACCACGTGTTTCCGTTCGAGTCCGAAATAGTGCTCGGCGGCGTTCCGCTGCCAGTGAACAGCCACGCCACGCCCAGCGCGCCCGCCGCGTTCGGATTGGCATAGGCCAGGTTGATGACGGCGCTCGATGTGGAGTTATAGAACGAGGCCTCTTGAACGAACGTTGCCGGCATGCCAGGCTTAATTGTATGCGGTTTGAACGGTCAACAGATCTGAAACTGGTGCGGGCGATCCTCACCGACCCGGACATCTACGACCGCATGGGCGACGACGGGTTGCCTCCCCGCGAAGAGTACCAGGTGCCCGATCACCCCGGAATCTGGTGGGTAACCGTGTGGGACCGCGAGCGCCTGTTAGGCCTCTTCGCGTTCTTCCCCGAGAATGCGATTTGCTGGGCCACGCATGTCGCCCTGTTCCGCGGCATTCACCCGCGCCTCACCGCGCAGGCCGGCCGGGAAATCGTCGATTGGGTGTTCGCCAACACGCCATGCGTGCGGCTGATTGCCTCGGTCCCGGCTTTTCACCGCGCCGCGCTGCGGTTCGGGAAACGCGTTATGGGCCTGAGGTCGTATGGGCGAAACTGGAAAAGCTTCCTCAAGGGCGGCGCGCTGTATGATCAAATTTTGATGGGGCGCTCGAAGGGCGATTTCCGCAATTCCCAGCCCCAGTCATCACGGTTGTAGCTGATCCAGCGTACCAGCCCGTCTTTTTCGAGAGATTTAAGGACGCGGCTCGCGGCGGCGCCGGCCCCCTGCGCTGTGAAAGTCGCCTCCGGCCAGATAACCTGGGCTACTTGGGCCGCTCTGGTTAATTCGCCGGGCCGGCGGGATTGCAGATAGGTTAGGGCGCGGCGTTTACATTCGGGCATGCGAACGGCCTGTTTTACGCGGCGCATCGATCCTCACGTTATCAGAAGCGGCGCGCGCCCGCATCTTTCTCCTTTTTTCGCTATGGGGCGTTCGAAGCCTACGGCCTAGGGAGCCAGTACCAGAAGGTAGACGCCCCGCGCGGACGTCTTGCGTTCTTTGGAAGCGTTAGGGCCAGGCCGAAAGGCCAGAACAGTCCCAGCCTGCGGCGAATGCGCTCCTTTGGCACGCCGGTGAGTTCCGCCCATTCCGCCAGTGTGAGATTCTTTCCGTCATGGCCGTAGCGAACGGCCTGTTTTACGCGGCGCATCGATCCTCACGTTATCAGGTTTTGATCCATCGATTTATTGTCGAATGCTGAGTCGGTAACAGCCGTACCACGGTACGAACCAGCTTCGCGGGAGGTAGAGACAGGCCATCTTTAATCAGTTCGGTCATTTCTGGGATACAAGGAGCAAGTGCCCAGCACAACGCCGCGAACACCCTCGCGGGCGCGTACAACACCGCCGGGCAGACCGTCACCGGCGCCGCCAACACCCAAGATCCGCTGATCACCAACGAAGCCGCCACTGCCGGCACTGGCGTCACCAACGCCGCCGCCACCGCTGGCACTGGCGTAGTTGGCGCGGCGGGCACGGGCGCGCAGAATGTAGTTGGCGCGGCGGGCACCGGCGCGCAGAATGTACTCAACTCGGCTGGCTCGACCATTGCCGGCCTGAATCCGTATGCCTCGGCCGGCTCGACGGCCGCGGGCCAACTCTCGGCAGCTACAGGTCCGGGCGGCTCGCTGAACACGCCGTTCAGCGCCTCCATGATGGAGTCGCAAAACCCCGGCTATGAGTTCCAACTTCAGCAAGGCCAGCAGGCCATGCAGCGCGCACAGGCGGCCGGCGGCACCGCTCAATCCGGCGGCGCGTCGAAGGCACTCGAACAGTACACCCAGCAAACCGCCAACACCGACTATCAGTCGGCGTTCAATAATTACCAGACCCAGAACAACAACATTTTCAATCGGCTCTCGTCGGTTGCTGGCATGGGCCAGCAGGCTACCGAATTCGGCGGCCAGCTCGGCACGCAGGCGGCGGGCACTGCCGGCGCACTCAACACGCAAGGCGCAACCACCGCCGCCGGGTTAAACACGAACGCAGCTCAGTACCAGGGCACCACGAACACCAACGCGGCGCAGTATGCCGGCACGGCCGGGATACAGGCGCAAGACCTCAGCTCGTCGAACGCCCTCAGCGCGGCCAACTATCTCGCAAATTCGCAGGTAGGCGCGGGCAAGGCCATCGCGGCGGGTGACATCGGCGCGGCGAGCGCCTGGAACGGCATGCTGAACGGAATCGGCCAGGCGGGCAACGATATCATGACCGCGGGCGTGGCCTCAGGCGGCGGAAACGGCAGCTTTCTCTCAAATCTCTTCTAAAAGGACCCATAACAATATGTCATTGCCAATACAGCTCACTGCGCAGTTGGCTCTAACCGAGAGCGGCGTCAGCGTGCAACTCGGCGCGAGCGGCGTGTACGTCGCCATCGCCGGCTCCAAGTACGCCCAACAGGTAATGTCTGTTCCGACCACTTCCGGCGGCACGGCTATTCCGGTTGCGAGCCTGGCCAACGTTGGCTACGCGCTCTTCATCAACCTCGACCCCACCAACTATTGCGATATCCTTACGGCGGCTTCCGGCACGGCATTTGCGCGCTTGCTCCCTGGCGACGTTCACCTGTTCCGCTTCACGCCGGCCATAACTGCGCCAGCCCTTTTGGCGCATACCGCAGCCTGCCAAGTTGAAATGCTGCTCCTGGAAATTTAGGGCGACTTGGCCAGCGCCGCTTTGAATCGTTTTTCAGCGGCGCTGGCGATCAAGCTGCAAGCTGCCTCGCGTATTCCTAACAGCCATCTGGCCTGCTCGGCAGGCTTCAATTCCCGGAAGTTGGGAACGATTTGAATGTAGTTCACTCGCTTGTACATCCGCTCCGCTTGCTCCCAGTATGGGCCTGAAAACGAGCGCGCCAGCTCCTCGAATGTGCAGTCATCAGGAAAATTCCAGTCCATAGAATACATAATCCCATGGCAATTGAGTTCGCCCCCCCCGATAGCGATCTGCGCCCGCCGCAGATCACACCCGCCACATACACTAGCCCGCTGCAAAGCGCGCAGGCGTTGCAGACGCTGCGCAACACGCAGGCGCAGAATGCGCAGCAGCAGGCGCAGACTGCGCAGACGCAAGCGGTGACCAAGGGCGTCGGTCTGCAAAACACGCAAACGGGGCTGGACATCCAGAGCCAGCAGGGGCTCATGCAAGCCTATCGGGACAGCGGCGGCGACGTCAATAAGACGCTGCAAGCCGCCCCCGGATACAACGTGCTGCCGAAGGACAGCATGGGTTTCGCGACCAATATGGCGAATCTGGCGAAGACGCGCGCGGAAACGGATACGGCCACTCTGGCGGCTACCGACAAAATGCACGACCTGTTGAACCAGTCCTATCAGCCTTTGTTCAACGAGCCCGATCCCGCGAAGCGCGCGGCCATGCTTCCGGGCATCAACCAATCCATCCTGCAACAGAGCCCCGGCATCAGGCCCAACGAGTTGCTGCAATCGGCGGACGATCAGACCATCCAGCACGCGCAAGCCGCCTACACCACACAGCAATGGATCAAAACGCAGGCGGACGCGCTGAAGGACAAAGCGACCGCCGCCCAGACCAATCAGGACACAGCCGACAAACAACGCGCCAGTGCGGTGCAGGATTACCAGGCAGCCGCCGGGCCGGACGGCACGGTCAGCGATCCCCAGGCGCTCGCCAGGCTCCAACAGCAGTACCCGAAAATCGCCTTTCCGACCACACCAGAGGGCGCTAAGGCGTTTATCGGTAGCCAGGTCCCGGTGGAGAAGCAGCCGGAGTACGGGATGAAAAATCTGGAATTCACCAACGCTGGCAGCCTCAACCCGCAGAGCATCCAGCAGCGTGCGGACCTCATGTTTAACCCGAACAACTACTCCGGGCCGATCAAGGCTCAGGTCCAAAGAGAGCACGATACCGCCGTACAGTCGGCTATCGCGGCCATGCCTCTCGGGATAGCGGCGGTGAACAAGGCCTTCACGGACTCATCCGACCGCATCGGAAGACTGACGGCGGGCGTGGCGCAAGCCAATGCCACCATCCCGGCGAAGGTCACGGTGGTCGAAGCCGCCGCCGCCGCGCAAGGCAATGCCAGAGAGACAGAGGCGGGACGCCAGGCCTATGTGAAGTCGGGCGAAGATCTGAACACCGCCAACGAGAGCGCCGACCAGTTGCAAGCCATGGTGGACGCGGCGCGGGGGGGCAACAAGATCGCCTACTCCTACGCGCCTACCACCGGAGTCATGACCATGAACACGGCGCAAGGTATCAAGCGCGTGAATATGGGGCAGGTAACGAGTCTCTCAGGCGCGGGCAGCGCGGGGGATCGCATCCTCGGCTGGCTCGGCAAACAGACATCCGGCGAGTCCATCGACCCGAGCGTTTTGAACGATCTGGCGGCAATGCCGGGTATCGTCCGCCAAAACGCCGCCGTCAAGCATAACGCCAACATCGACTCGATTAAGACGGGCTATGGAATCGACTTCACGCCCAACAAAGTGCCAGTAGGGCAGGGCCGCGGCGCGCAAGGCGCGCCAAGCGCTCCGCAACGCGTGACTACGCAGGCCCAGCGGGACGCGCTCCCCTCGGGCACTGTCTACATCGGCAGCGACGGCGTGACTCAATATAGGAAACCCTAACATGCCCGACCCCGCTGTGAACCAATTCGGAGATCCGGTTTCCGCTGCCTCCGCGCCCGCGCACGCTGCCGCTGTAAACCAATTCGGAGATCCGGTTTTCCAGCCCGCGCCCGCTGCCGCTGTAAACCAATTCGGAGATCCGGCCAGCCCGCGCCCGCAGCGCAAGCCGGCGCAGGCCAGCCTGGTTTTTGGAGCCGCCTTGGCGATGCCATCAACCCATCGAATCTCGTGCGGGCCTATGCGGATTCACTCGGTTCCGGGAACCCATTCAGCGGAATTGTGAATGCTGCTACTACCGCAGGAAATGCGGCGATAACACCGGGCACGAACGGGCAAGGCGCAACGCCTTTTCGGGCGGCCGTGGCAAGTGTGCCAATCGTCGGGCAAATGAGCGAAGACGTGCGCCAGGGCAACTACAAAGGCGCGGCTGGCACGCTTGTCGGCACGCTGGGACTGGGCGCGGCAATGGGCGCACTCGGGGGCGCCGCGGACGCGGAAGATCTGCCGGCGGCCGGAAGCCGAAATGCCGTACCAGGCGGGACCTTGCGCGGGCAGATATCCGTACAACCAGCGCCGTCCAGCGCGCCGGCTGTCCCTTCTCCGGCTTGGGAATTAGCCAAAACTGCGGTGGGCGTTGTCAGCCCGCGAGCTGCCGCCATTATCCGCACCGTCGAAAGACTGAGGGACGCCGTAAACGCCCGAAAAGGGCAAGTTGCAGCCCCAGAAGGGGCCGAGGCCACCGCCCCGGTGAGCACGCCATTGCCGCCCCAGCCGGAAGAAGGCACGCCATCGCCAGCCCCAGCGCCCGGAACGCCAGTGCCGATGAACAGGCCGCTCGCCACCACAGGCACGCCATCCGGCTATATCCCCGGCGAGCCGCCGGAAGTCACCGCCATGCGCGCACGGCTGAACGGCAACGGCAGCGCACCAACCGCTCAGCCCCCGGCACCTAGCACCCAGAACCCAGCACCCTATGTCGCGCCCAACGTGCCCGGCGCGCTGCCGGGCGAGCCGCCCGCGGTAACCGCCATGCGGCAACGCCTGAACGGCAATGGCAACGGTAGCGCCGCACCAGCGCCGGACTCGCAGGCGCAGGCGCAACTGCTCGACGACATCGCCAAAGGCCAGCTCGGCCCGAAGGCCAGCTTCGCCAAGCTGAGCGCAGACCAGCAGGACGTGGTCCGCCGTATCGCCGCAAGCATGGACCCCACGCCCAAAGCGGCCGGCGCCGTATCGCGCACGGTAGAGCCGTCCGGCACGGTGCCCGCGCCGAGCCCAGCACCCAGCACCCAGGACCCAGCACCCGCAACCGTGTACCCCAACGTCGGCAAAACCCAGCCGGGCTACGAAGACACGCTAGGTCCTGGCCTTAACATTTTCCGGGTGCCCATCAACGACGTGATCCCCACCGAAAACCCCTACGGCCTCGGCAAAGGCGCGAAAGTATCCGAGTACGGGGCCCGCATCCAAAACGGCGAAACGCCGCCGCCGCTCTATGGCCGCTACGATCCCACCAAGGGTGGAGTGGTCCTGGGCGACGGCAACACGCGACTTGCGGCCCTGCGCAATACTGGCGCGCAAACTGTGGATGTCGCTACGTCGAATCCAAAGGGATTCGAGGCGCCAGCACCCGCCGCGCCAGCACCCGCCGCGCCGCCTACGCAAGAAGAAATGGCCGCGCCATTCAAGATTGATCAGTCCGCCTATGAGACTGCGCAACAGGCGCGGCAGGCGGCCGGCGAGGCCAAGCACTCCCGAGCCGCGGACGCCTGGGCTACGGAAATGGCGAATCGGCTCTTCGCCAACAAGGTCACCCCGCAAGACTACCAACTGCTCGCCCCGAATTACGACCCGAAGGGCATCGATTCGTCGCTCGATATCCTAGCTCGGAATAACGGCAATTCCATGATTACGCCCGCCTCGAAACTGAGCGCGAACACACTCCTAAAGACGTTCTTTAGGCTCCAAACTCTCTGGAACGACAGCCGGCCGGCCGCGGCTCCGCCCTTCGGCCAGAGCGGCATACTGACCCCGAAATAGAAGGAATCACCCACTATGAAGAAAATCGCACTGCTCGTGTGCCTCTGCGCCACCACCATCTACTCAGGCCCCCGCTACAACAAGATTTTGACGGTGGCAGCCGGCACGCCCATTCAGCTCGCCACCGTGAGCACGCCCGTGAACCGCGTGTTCATCCAGATGCTCGCGGGCGGGTCGGGCCTGGGGTACGTCATGGATATGTCGGCGTACAAAGCGGGCACAGTCCCGGTCGCTACCACGTCCGGCAACCTCACCGCGCAACTCTGCGCCTCCACGTCCGCCACGGTCCCAGGGTGCTCGTATTCCGACACCTCCGGCGCCGCGCCGGGCTCGGATGCCATCGACTTGGCTTTTTTATGGGTGGACGGCGGGAACAGTGGCGACCAAATTGTCGTGTCCTATGACCTAAGGAACTAACATGCGCAAACTCCTCATTGCCACACTCGCCGCGTGCCTGACGCTATGCGCGCAAATCGTTACGCCGCCCGTGACCGCAGGCGGGTCTGGGTCGGGCACGGTCACCAGTATCGTAGCCGGGACCGGGCTGAGCGGGGGCACCATCACCGCGTCCGGGACGATTGCCTGTCTTGGAGCCACCGCCTCGCAAATCGGCTGTTCGAAGCCCGACAACTCGACGATCAAAGCCACCGCGGGAGTCTATGCGGCGCAGTCGATCACCATCGACAGCGTTACTTGCACTCCCGGCGGCTCGTGCACGGCAGGCGTCACCCAATTGACCGGAGACGTGACGGCGGGGCCTGGCTCCGGGTCGCAGGCGGCAACTGTTGTCGCCATCAATGGCACTTCGCTGGCCGGACTCGCGACCGGGCTCCTGACCAACACTACAAGCACGGGCGTGCCCACAATCACAGCGCTACCGCTCGCGATTGCAAACGGCGGCACCGGGGCGGCGACGATGGCCGCCTATGGGGTGCTGAATAACGCGACCGGATCGAGCGCCGCGCCAACTGTCACGGCTAACCCAGTTGTCACCACTATTACCTCCCACGGCTCAGCGGCCACCGATTCAGCCGCGCTTGGAACGGAGATGAACGGTACGTGTGGCGGGACTGGGACGGTCGGCGCTTGGACCGGAACTGCTCCGAACTTCACTGCGCCGGGAACGGCAGGTCAGGTACTTGCATGCACTGGTTTTACATCTGGATCGTATTATCAAATCGTAGCGAGTATTGGGGCTGGTGGAAGTGGAGCGGTGACAGTCGCCATCGGCGCCGCACAAACTGCCTCAGCTAGTTCGGGTACAATTACGGCTGGTTTAAAGGCTAATGGTACATCTTTGACGTTTACGCCCGCCAGCACCTACACGGGGACCATCGGCATCAGTGCAAAACTCATTACGCCTATCTCAGTTTTTGCTTACACCGCAACGGATTCTACCGGCGCGGCCAGCAGCGTTAGTACGCAGACCTTGGCGAGTTTGCATAACTATTTCTCCGGGGGCGGCGGAACCTACAACACGACCGGCAACTACAATGGAGCCGGATCTGGGTCTGGGAATCTCCTCAGCAATACGACCGGAACCGGCAATGGCGCCGGGCCTGGATACGAGAATCTCTATAACAACACGACAGGCAACTACAATGGCGCTGGGCCTGGATACGAGAATCTCTATAACAACACGACAGGCAACTACAATGGAGCTGGGCCTGGATACGAGAATCTCTATAGCAATACCACCGGCAATAACAATGCAGGCGGACCTGGATACGAGAATCTCTATAGCAATACCATTGGCGGCAACAATGGAGCTGGACCTGGATACATGAATCTCTATAGCAACACGACAGGCAACAGCAATGGAGCTGGGCCTGGAACTCAGAATCTCTATAGCAATACCTCCGGCAGCTACGGTGGAGCCGGGCCTGGGTCTGGGAATCTCCTCAGCAATACGACCGGAACCGGCAATGGCGCCGGGCCTGGGTTCGGGAATCTCTATAACAACACGACAGGCAACTACAATGGAGCTGGGCCTGGATACGAGAATCTGTACAACTGCGGCGCTTTAGGGGCTACTTGTTCTTACAATGTCGCGGCGGGTTACCAAGCTGGCAAGTATGCTGGCACTGGAACGACCGCGATGACCAGCGTAAATAACTCAATCTTCCTCGGACAAATGGGTGGCGCAAATGCCACTGGAGATGTGAATGAAATTGGAATATGCGCCGTTGGCTCTACCGCCGCTAATGGCAGTAATACCGCGACGGTTGGCTGCCCAGCCACCACAGATCTGTACGCTGGCACGGCGGCGAACATCCACGTGGCTGGCCTACTGCATAACGCAGGCACGGTGTACTCCGCCGCCGGAACCGCATTGCCTGCCTGCAATTCCGGCGAGCTTTTCGCGGTCTTGCCTGCCAGCGACATAACCACACTGAACGCAGCCTATGTCAGTGGCGGCGGGATTTCCGGCTGGGTGGAATGCGTTTATACTGTCGGGACCACTACCTACTCCTGGAACGCACTTTGACGCCAAAGGACGCATGAAAATTATCATTTTGTCTTTATTCGCGGCGCTGAGCCTCTCGGCTGCCACCATCAGCACCATCACGTGTACGTCGAGCGTGGCGACTGTAACCGTGGCAAATGCCCTGGTTGCCAGCCAAGGTTTTGAAATCGCCGGCTCCTCGGTGGCCGCGTACAACATCAACGGCACTGCGGTTTCGGCAAACTCCACCAGCTTCACGTTCAAGTCCACGTGCGCAGGCTCCGCCACGGGTGGCACATACAATCCTGCCATACAAATGATCAATGCAGGTGTGACCCCGAACAATGCAGGGGCGACCGTCGCCTATATTTTTTGGGTGACGACCACGACCCCAGTTGCCTGTCCTGGTTGTGGCTCAAACTGGGCTGCCGCAAACGCGGCACAGATCGCAGCACTCCAGGCGGGAACTACTATCGAGCAAGTAGGCAGCTTTGGTACCACTGTCGGCGAAACTCCAATCAAATGGGTGTGCAGATCTTGGCATTGTACGCGGCGGCCCAATCCTCCGTGGCGCTGGGCCTCTCTCAGTACACGGGCTGGTGCTACAACGGCGCCTGGGCCGCTACGTGCCCGTAGGGCCGAGCGCGCTGATCGCCTTCGGTGCCAAGCTCTTTAGACCTCGCTGCCACGGCGCCCGCGCCGAGTGCGGCCGCGCCCTGGCTCATTCGCTGGGCGTTTGATTTGATGCAAACGCTGGCGGGCAATCCGCAGCGCGTGGGCCAACGAACAGCCTAGGCCACGCGATGCGAAGCTGCACTGACGTGCTATGCGATTGGGACGATTGGGGCGACGACGACGATGACTTCTGGCTCCAGCACCCGCTGCACGGCGGTTACCTCGGCCAGCGGCGCGCCTTTGTCCAGCGCCGCTCTCGCCGTCTGGCCGAGCGTGCTCACACCCGCAGCCTCTAGGCCGTCATAATCGGCGGCATCGCAGTAATCCCTCACCGCAGTCCCTCCTTCCCCCTTCCACAATTTGGCACATCTGGTATTCTGATGGCGTGCCAACCAAAATCGTTTACCCCCCCCCAAGCTATCTGCCCGTGATGGTCAAGACCACGCCTCCTCCGGGAGTGCCGGCCGGACCATCTATCAATTTAGATGGCGTCTTTTGCCCGCTGGCAAAAGCCATCGCCGTCGCCAACATGCTCATGCCCGAGTGGGGCTCCAATCTGGTCCCCGTGGTGCTGGAGGAGTCCGGCGGCGACTATTCGCTGGCGCTCGACCCGGCTCAGGCCAACTTTGTCGAACTGGTGGCCCAGCAGTACGCCTGGTGGTACATCCCCGGCGTCGGCAACGCTCAGCAGCTCGTGGAGGCTGTAGAAAAGAACGGTGTTGGCGCGCCGGGTTACTTCGTGCCGGCCAACGCTCTGAACACGGCGCTCGCGTCAACTACATCCACAGGCCCGCTCTGGCTCAGCCAGTGGAACCCTGCTTCCCAGGTCCCCATGGTGCAATCGCCTGCGCAGCAGATTGCCGCGCTCAAGGCTATCGTGGCGCAAGACCTGGCGCTCATCGCCTTTGGAGGCGCGTAAACGCATGAGACATTACGCGCGCCGCCGAACTTACACCCAGTTAGGCTATCGAGCATGCCTTCGCCTACCACCCCTGGGGCGACGATTACAGCGCGAACTCGAACTGTTGTTTGTCGCCACATGCCCGCCGAGCGCAAATGGACGCGTGGATTGAAACGAAGCGGCCTGAGCAATCCTGCTAACCTGGACTGGACTCAAACGCAGTCCATCAAAGGCGCGAAGGCCTCCGGGCAGCCGAAACAATCGAACTAACGGCTGTCCGCGCCCGTTCGCGCCTCAGCTCTCATCCAGCATGATCCGGCGCGCCAGCAAGCGCGCGCAATCCCAACACAAACAATTTTCTTTTGCCGGCGCGACATTGATCTGCGCGGCCTTGCCGCAGTGCGCGCACTTCCGCGCTGCCAGCTTCTCGCGATATTGCCGCCCCTGCCTCTCTCTCTTGATGGCCTCGCGGCATGCAGGGCAGTATTTCGCCCGCCCCGGCCGGCAGCGCGCGATGAAGCGCTGCCGGCAGCGGCCACACTCGAACCCGGTATCCGTGATATTGAATCCGTAGCTTGTGCTCTCAGGCATTTTTAGACTCCCCCGATAAAAGTGCGAACGGCGCGATAGTCCCCGCCGTCAAAACCCATACCCACCCCGGCGCAAGCGACAACGCAGCGCCATCCCGCAGCGCCACACACCAAACAGCCGTAACCGCCATGGCGATGGCCGCCCATCGATACCGCCCATGGACCGCCGCCCAAATTGAGGCGGTGAACGGCACCGACACCACCAGATCCACGATGTAATGCTCGCCCGTGCCGAGGGTGGCAATCGCCATCGATGTCGCGAAACACCCCGCCGCGATCCGCACGCCTCGGCCCGCGTATCGGCAGGCAAACCAGAACATCAGGAGCGCCCAGGCGAAGTGGCCACTGGGGGTGGTGTTTAGTGCCGCCTCGATCATGCGCGCATGCGGATGTAGCAGCGCCGGCACGGCGAAAGGGAAATTGGGGAGTAGGTAGCCCGGACCGGCGCCTGGGCAGAGCCGATACAGGAGTGGAATAATCGCCCCGACCAGAATCACGCCCGCGCCGTATTTCTTGCGCGCCTCGGCCGGCAGCGCTACGTACAACAGCGGAATGGCCAGCATCTCGCCGAAGTATAGCGTCTCGAAAAACCGGCCCACCATCGGCACCAGGTGGAACAATCGCCCCACCCACATCTCCGCGTAGCCGAAGTTGCGATCAAACGCCAGCAGGAACTCGTCGGCCGCCGGCGCCTTGTACGATGTGAGGCACACGACCTTGATGCGGTCGGCCGCCAGCAGCAGCAGTTCGGGGCACGGGACCGGATTCCGCACCCCCAGCAGCCGCCCCACCGAAAGCGCGATTACTCCCAGCGAGTAAAAGGCGGCCTGCTCCCGGATGCTCGCGGGCATCGACAGCAGGATGCGCAGACCGTAGGCCGTCGAAAATGCGAGGAAAAACCAGGCCGTGGCTCTCTGGCGATCCACGGCTTGCAGGGTGGCGAACATCTCAGCAGCCTCTCCGCTTGTTGGCTTCGATAAAGCAGCTCGTCACCAGCGCGCGCACGTCTTCGGGCCGCGCGATCTCGCTGCCGTGCTCTTCGCGCGCCCAGGCCAGCACGTCCACGTACACCCCAAACAACTCTTTGGCTGCGTGGTTGACGCTCTGCAATAGCGTCTCCCCTTGCCCGGTCATGGGCGTGGTGCTATGATTTGTGGCGGCGACGTTCCTGGGTTGACCTGAGTTGACCTGGGAATGCACGACTGGGGCGGTAGCCGGTTGCTCGCGAGGCGCGGCTGCCGCTCGTTTTTCCTGTTCCGCCAGCGCCAGCTTGCGCTTCAGGTCTTGCAATTCCAGCGACGTCCGCAGTTCCCATTCCAGTTTGGTCTCTGGCTGGGTGCTGGGTGCTGGGTGCTGGGTGCTGGGCACTGCGAAGGTGCCGTTTGGCTGCGCGCCGTAGGCGGCCGTGCCAGACGGCAGCGACACCCCGTAGATTTTGGGGTCGCCGCGCTTGCCCGACCAGCGCATCGTGACGTCGATGTCCTGGCCGGGCAGGATGCCCGCGCCGGTGATCACGCGCGCCTCGTCGCAGTCCAAAAAAAAGACGCGATTGTCGGTGGTTGTGAATAGTGCGTAGTCGTCGCCAGACGGCGACTTGCCGATCTTGGGCTGCGCGTATTTCAGCGCCAGCCTCACCGGCTGATTTGGCGGGAAGAGGACCTTCTCGCGAAGTGCTTGCGTTCCGTTTGCTGCCATCATTTTAAGCCTCCCATCAGAATAAAAACCAACAACGTGCAACCCAGGCCCACGCTGGCGCCCAGGCCGATTGCCAACCACATAACCGCGCCAAATTCATCGGTTGCCGCCGGCTTCTGATGCGAAGACAAAGGCGGCGGTGTGAAGGGGTCTCCGAATTGGTTCACGGGTATCCCGCCAAATTCATCGGTTGCCGCCGGCTTCTGATGCGAAGACAAAGGCGGCGGTGTGAAGGGGTCTCCGAATTGGTTCACGGGTATCCCGCCAAATTCATCGGTTGCCGCCGGCTTCTGATACGAAGACAAAGGCGGCGGTGTGAACTTGTCGGGCTGGATCTGGTCGAATGCGTCTCCGAAATACCCTACGGCAACCGCCGCCACGAACACCAGCAGCAGCCACAGCACGTTTTGGAGTGCCTTGCGCTTCAGGTCTTGCAATTCCAGCGACGTCCGCAGTTCCCATTCCAATTTTGTCTCTGGCTGGGTGCTGGGCGAACCGCCCGCAGCCTGATGCTCGGCGTGGATCTGATCGAACACATCTCCGCTGAGCTGGCGACCGATCACCATGGCTATGGCAAAAACCAGCACGGTGCAGACCACCAGCACCACCCAGGCGGCCGCCTTCTTTCCGAACACGGCGGCTATTGCCCACAGGATTATGCCCGCTATCGCCAGGCCAATCATGCCGCCACCTCCTGATCGCCCTTGCCATACCGGCGGGCGCGTTCCATGTCGTCTTCCGTCGTCGCGGGCTTGCGCACCGCGGGCGTGGCGGGCGGCAGCGTGCCGGCTTGCCGCCAGTCGACTGCCGGCGGGTTGATGCGGCAGTCGTCCGCCTCGCCCATCGCGCCGCACTGGCCGCACTGGTACAGCTCCGTGGTGGCGTCGTCGGCCGACAGCGGGTAGGCCATGCAGTATTGCAGTTCGTGGCTCTCGCACACCGGGCAGCGGTATTCGTTTTCGATCTCTTCGAGTGCCGGCGGGTTGATGCGGCACTCGTCGGCCTTCTTTATCGCGCCGCACTCGGCGCATTGGTACAGCTCCGTGGTGTAGCCGTCGGCTGAGAGCGGGTAGGGATTGCAGTCTTGCAGCTCGTGGCTCTCGCACACCGGGCAGCGGTATTCGTTTTCGATCTCTTCGTCTTCGGCCTCCGGCTCGTAGCCGGACAACTCGAAATCGCAGAATTCGATCGCGTACATCTCTTCGTTTTGTAATTCGCTTTGTGTTTGGGTGCTCATGTTGTGCTCCTGTATCTATACTCGCATAAGAGTAGCGTTTCGTCAAGAGAATTCAGCGCTCTCTTTGGTTATTAGTGTTGCCTTCGGCGAAGCCCGCTACCCCTTCGCGTTCGGCCTCGGAACGTGGAGCGCAGAACTCATATAGATGGGGGAGGGGATCGACTGCGAGCTGCGCGGGAGTGTCGTTGATCTCAGTGCTGTATGGTTTGCGGATGACGCACGGCATGTACTTGCCGTTCCGCGCGCCCTCCGCGTAGCGGGCGTTGATCAGATCCATCCGCGTCTGCGCCTCGCTCGCGGTTGCGTAATCTTCGTAACGCAAAGGCATTTCTTGCGCGTCGTCTATTTCCAGACGCCAGACAATTTGCTTCCGGATAATTGCTTTGTATGGTCCTTTGTTAAATTTGTAGGTCATGTTGTGCTCCTGTATCTATACTCGCATAAGAGTAGCGTTGCGTCAAGGTTTAGCGAAAATAAATATAGCCGAAGGTTAACCCTGGCGAAATGCCTAAAACCATGCTATTATGCGAGGCGTGAAGCTAAGCGAAATGCGTTGCGCGTGCCTGCGTTGCGGGCACGGCTGGCTAAAGCGTGTGGAGTCGCGCCCTGTCCGCTGCCCCGGATGCAAACAGCCGCACTGGGACATCAAGACGGGCGTGCTCAAGATGGGGCGGCCCAAGAAGAAGGCGGGCAAGAAGCGGGCGGCCTAGGCCGCCGGCTTCGATATCGGCTTCCAGCTTGCAACGATCCGCCCCACGGTCTTGTAGCTGATCTTGTGCTTCCGGGCAATCGCGCGCAGCGAATAGCCGGCATTGTGCATGATCATGATCTTGGAGCGGTCCACCACCACAAACGGCCGGCCGCAGTGGATCCCGCGCGCTTTGGCTGATGCCATTCCCGCCCGCACACGAGCCACGATGATTTTGCGCTCTAGCTGGGCGAGAAGCGCTAGCAGGCCGCGCTGGAATTCGGCGAACGGGTTCGCGTCGCCGGTGTCCACGCTCTCGGTGGTTGAGATTAGCCGGACCTTGGCGGCGTCCAACTCGCCGACCGTGAATACAAAATCCTTCATCGACCTGGCCCAGCGATCTATGCGCCAGACCAGAATCACCGGGAACTCACGCCTGCGCGCGGCTGCCATCATGCGCTCGAAGACCGGACGGAGCTTAATCGACGACGCGTGCTCGATGAACTCGACTGGATCCCACTCCATGCGGCTGGCATATTGCCGGAGGTCCCGGAGCTGCATGTCGCAGTTCTGGTCTTCGGTGGACACCCGGGCGTAGATGGCGCACTGCATATTCCGAGCGTAGCGCAGGGGCGGGACTAAAGGGGTTTTTTAGGGCGCTTTCAAGTCGTTGAATCGTTGCGGGCGGCGAGCGCTAAAACGGCTGTGCCAGAGCCTAAAGCTTATGGCCCACTACTCACATTATCCCCTATGTTCACGCGCTTTCCATGGCTTTTAGCGCTGGTTTGGCGGGCGCAGCCCCGCACGTTTCGGCACGGACCTGCCCCCCCCCGGCCCACGGGTCCCGGTCGTAGCCTGGATAGACGCGTGCACTTTTCCCCGCTCGCAGCAGGCGCAACATCACGCCATCCTCGCACCACTGCGCGTAAATCCGAAGCGACAGAACGTAATCGTGGGGTTTCGCTAACTCGCGCTGGTTTAGGCAGGGCGCGGCCACGGTGCATTTTTGCGCGTAGAGCGGGATGACAAAGGCTGACGAGAGGAGGAGAAGACAGGTGGGCAGGTGCATGCTCAAATTCTACCGCTGACGGATCGCGCCCCTCAGTCATCGGAGGAAAGGAAAAGCGCGATCCGCATTTGGTACGGCTTTCGCCGGCCAGCGGCGCCGCCATGCCGCCGGATCGGTAGGCGTCCGGCTTAAAACAGGCGGCGAAACGATTAACCGGGAGATCCGCCGCCGGCGCCACGTGCGATTCTACCGCTAAACGGATCGCGCTCCTCAGTCATCGGAGGAAACGAAAAGCGCGATCCGCATGTGCGGCGCCGCCCCGGATCGGTAGGCGTCCGGCTCAAACAGGCGGCGAAACGGTTAAGCAACAGGCGGCGAAACGATTAACCGGGAGATCCGCCGCCGGCGCCACGTGCGATTCTACCGCTAAACGGATCGCGCCCCTCAGTCATCGGAGGAAACGAAAAGCGCGATCCGCATGTGCGGCGCCGCCGCCGGATCGGTAGGCGTCCGGCTCAAACAGGCGGCGAAACGGTTAAGCAACAGGCGGCGAAACGGTTAACCGGGCGATCCGCCGCCAGCGCCTGCGGTCCTGCCCGCGCCGGTCGGCTCACGCACAGCTTGCGTCAGTGGCCCCAATTTTCCGTGCACGCCGCCATGAACGGCGCCGGGGCGCGCGCAATACCGTCGTAGAGCGCGTGAATAATCTCTGGAGTTAAGCCATCCACGTGGAGGCCAATCAAACAATCGAGGAAAGTTTGCCTATAGTTCAAAGTGAGTACTCCTTCACGGGTCATCGTACCACGCGTTTCCGCGCGCGCCGGCAGGCCGGCATAATCGTAGGCATTGCAACGCTGGCGAGCGAGGGATTGCGCGGCGATGCGGGCGTTGATCTTGGATTGTAGTTGGGTCATGTCTGGGCGGCCTCCAAAACGGCAGTTTCCCTCTTGGGAGCCGCCGGGTGATGGTTTGGTACCTCCCAGCCCCCGGCGGCGCGTTTTTTAGTCGAATAGTGCCCCGCTGCCTGAGCCCGGTCGGATTGGGCCGAACGGGCGGGAGTTCCCTTTGGTTAACTTGCTCTGTGGTTTGCCATCCTTGGCCATCCGGAGGCGGTACAGCGCGTTGGCGCGCCCCAGCCGATACCTGACTGCCAGCCGGCCGTCCGCGGCCACGCTGACGGTCACGCAGGCGCCTAGCGGCGGTTCCGGCCCCTCGTCGAAGATCCCGAGCTGGGCCGGGGTGCGGCCGGAGTGCTTGAGCAGGCAATATTGGAGGATGTTCATGGTTTCTGCCCGCGCCGTAGCGCGCCTTGTATCCTGGCAGGGTATTGTACGTGCCAGTAATCTCGGAATAGAGTGCCGCTTGGGGTGCCGAAGCCGCCTGGGCTGCCGCTCGCCTGGCGCTTGCGCTGCCGGGGGCGGCGCGGAACATCGGCGCGAGCAATACAAGCACGCAGACGATTATTACTGTCGATAGAACCGTAGACGGCTTCACCACGCCCCCTTTCTGCGGTCCACGCGCTGTTCCGGCGGCCTGGCGCTGCGCGAGGCCGGCGAGCTGCTCGCGGACGGCATCTTTGATGGATGGCGGTGGGGCGATGGCGTCGGGGGGCATAGCGGACACTGCTCGTAGTCCTCCGCCCGCTCGCTCCTCACGCCATCGCTCCCAGCGCCATCACCGCGTCGCAGAAACACACGATGCGCAGCGGACTCGCCCCCGTCGCCCCATCCCACTTCCCCGCATAGCTCGGCCCTTCGTGAAACCTCGTCGAGTGAAAGCTCACCTGGCCCTGCGGCAGATCGATATACAACACCCACGGCGCAAAATCCGTCTCCTGCCCGTCCAGTCCCCAGCCCCAGCGGATGCCCAACGCCGCGCCATGCTCCACCAACGCATTCACCAGGTTTTGCATCGACCAGTTCTTGCGGTCGTATGCCGCGTCTTTGTATACGCGGCCCTTGTACACCTTGGCCCGCTCCGAACACTTCTGCGCGCGGAACAAATTCATCGCGATCAGGCCTGCCGGCCCGTGCTTCTCCAACTCCGCGTAGTACGCCTTGGTCACCGCGCCGTCCGACCCTTTGTAGACATCGATCGCTTTCATCGCACACGCCCCTCCGCATGGCTATGATTCGCCTCCCGATTGCCGCGCCTTAATCTCCGCCGATTTCCGCTCATTGATCTGCGTCAAGAGATCGGCATGGACTATCCTCAATTCGTCAAGAGCCTTGCCCGTTTGCCGGGCGTTGATCTCCACCAACAGGTTCGGTTCTCGCCGCCGCCGCGCCACACCCGCCGGGCATCGGCACCAGCGCGCCGGCAGCACGCCGCGGTGGATCGCGTGGTTTACGACGCCATAGTCGTAGCAGTCTTGGCATGTGCCCAGCTTGACGGGCGGGAACATGGCATCGAACCGATCCTGTAGCTCAGGCAGGCCACCCCACCTCGCGCCTTGGTCCCGGTTGCGGGTGGCGTCGTTTACGAGCCGTTTCGCGCGGTGCTCCGTCTTGCAAACGTCTACCAGCCATTCCGCGGCGGCCAGAACAGCTTCGCGTGGGTTCGGGAACTCGGGAATGAGTGTCAGTCGCGATGCGAGCGCAAAGGCGCGCTCCTCGCTTAAGCGTGTTTCCGTTTCTTCGTTGCGCGTGCTCATGACTCGCCTCCCTCGCGGAACATGACTGCCAATTCTCCGCGGTCGCGTTGCGCTTTGCCTATTACCACGTTGGGTGCGTGCGTCAGGACGCTAAGCCAGTCTTCTATTTCTTCGACTTGTTTAGCTGTGACGGCATACCCGAGTTCGCGCTCCGCCCAAAATCTCTGTGGCCAGCACACCACCATGAAATCATGGATCCCGAGCAATTCTTTGACGCGCCGGTCTTTCTCTTGCGTCTCGCGCTCCTTCTGGCGGGCGTGCACCATAATTTGATCGTTTTCTTCAAAGAACTTGGCCAAAGCGCTTTCTTTGGGCTGCGATTGGGGCGCGTGCTTCCACTCCGGTTCCGGATCCGGACGGCGAGCGATCAGTGCAGTTCTAAGCTCCGCACACGAGGGGCACGAGAGGCACTCCTCAATTAATTGGGAGATCGCATCACCCAGGGCCAATACACTGGCCGTATATTTGCGCGCGATGTCTATCCACTCCTGGTCGCTATCGCGCGGATAACCCTTCATGTGGCGCATTCGGCGTACCTGGAATGCGTACACGTCCTCTTCGGATCGGTCGTCTTCGAACGAGATTGGGATCATGCTTTTTTCCTCCTTGGAATGTGTTGCCGAATTATATCTACCGTGAACCAGGCCCACGACTTCAGCGGTGCCTTGCCGGCTTTGTGCATGCATACGAGCGCTGCCGAGACCTCGTCTGGGGTGCCAGCGCTCAGGCAACGGCGGCAGATTGCATCGTCCGGTTCTCCGGCGAGCCCCTTCGCTCCGGGGTAGGCCTTCAGTCCTTGCCTCATCCAGTCAATCAAAGGCGGCGGCGGCGACGTATTAGGAGCTCTGGTTAAAGCCGCCGCCGCCGCCGATTGTTTCACAGTTGTTTCCGAAATCACCGAAGGCGTGCCCTTAGTAAGTTCTTCTCTGGTAGTTTCTGAAGTCAATAATGATACAGTCACCTGTACAGGTGAGGAATCGTCACCTGTACAGGTGATTTCGTTTTGTCGGCTTGGTGCCCTGAACGCGACTGGTACTGGAGGGGCTATTACCTGCGCCAACTCCTCCTCGAAGCTGAGCTTCGGCGCTGCTTTTTTGGGCTTGGCTGGCGGCGGCTTGTACCCGAACAGCGGAAACACGTTATACTGGGCCTCGTGAACGATCTGCCGACCCTCCGCGGCTTTGCGAGCTTGAACCCCGGCAGCCCATGTGTCGAAGGCCTTGGCATACAAAAAAGCCTCTTTCTGCAATTCGTGGCTAAGTCCTTTTATATGAGCGAGTAAGCCATGGTTGAGAAAAAGCGAAATCACCTGTACAGGTGATTTCGCTTTGTCGGCTTCGTCAAGTGAAATCACCTGTACAGGTGATTTCGTTTTGTCGGCTTCGTCCCCGTTATTTCGCCTTTCTTCGCTGGCGCCCGGAACCTGGCCGGACAGGCCGATAGCACCGCGGCGCCCGAGTTGGCGCAGCAGGCCTGCTCGCTTCCCGGCGGTAATCGTATTTTGGGTGTGCCCATGGGTCCAACCCAGTCCAACCGCGATTTGCCGGCTGCTATACGGGTTCCCGTTCTCATGCACCATGAAGGCGCAAGGTGGGTGTCGCCCGACGCTATGCAATTTCACATAGCCAATCAGGCGGTCTAAAGCTGTTTCCCCATTGTTTTTCTGCCACACGTATTGGTCCCTCGGTTCCGGCGCAAATTCGCCGGTTTTCGATCCCATTTCCTTCATGAGCCGCACAAGCGGCCCGTCCGCTTTCTTTTCGGTTACCTCCGGTTTGCGTTTTGGGTTACTCACTGGACGCCGCCTATCGGATTAATCCTACCGTCACTCATCCTTTTGCTCATCTGTATATCTCCCTAACTTTTGAATTCGGCTGATTGAGCCAGCGTCCAAACCGCGTACCTGGCTCGCCGGCTGTCCACCGTAGCAGATCTACGGCATATAGGTGCACGGCGCGCTCGGCCAGATCGTCGCCCTCTTGGCACGCCGCCGCGGCTTCATTGGCTCTGTCGATGGCACGCCGGATCTCGGCGCTGGATTGCCTCACAACGCACCTCCCGGCGATGGGGGCCGCCACGCCGTGCTCCACCCGCCTTTGATACGCGTGAGTATCAAGCACACCTTCGGCCCCAGCCAGACGTATCGACGCCTGCCGAGCGGCACGCCAGCCACCGATGGCAGATTGACTCTGCCGGCATCGCCGTTGGCCCAGCGCAGGCGCAGCGTGCCCTTGGCTGGCCGGTCTTCGGCGATCATACGCAGCCTCTCTTTCGCCAGGTGCCCGGAAACCGGGGGCGCTCTACTAAGTAGCGTGGCAGGTGGATTGCGAAATGCGGGGGAGCCATGCCCGGCGCCATCACGGCGCGCACACCCGCAGCCCTCTTGATGGCGCAAAAGTCACGCAAGGCGGCGACAACAACGGGTTTATTGCCTTTCCGCTCAAGTTTATCGGCCATGCGCTCCAACTCCGTGAGCATTCCGTGGTCGTAGGTCATAACACCCTCCAGACCTGCAGGCAGACGCGGCAAATTGCGCGGCCGTGGACGGGCTGCATCAGCGCGTTGTGCATAAGGCGACACCACCAGCGCTTCATAAAATAGCCTCCATCCCGGCGCCCTGGAAGGTCCATGGCCACATGGAGCGGTCCAGGGCTGGCGGGTTCCCAGCAATCGGGAAATCGTTTCGACTTCGAAAATTGGTAGTTGATTTCAAGAGTTCTCTCCGCTACGAGAGCGTTTGCAGCGCCGAACAAGGTTAGCGCCCGATTCAGAGGATGATCGGCAGTGCCAGGCGCTGCAAACTCTGGTGGCTAGCGTAGCGCCGCGCCGGCCGCGCGCGCAAGTAGGAAAAGTACTAAGGGACGTACCGGGAAAGGCCTGCCTGTGCGGATGACTGCCCATCTGTGCAGTAACGATGAGGAGCAGCCCCAGCCCCGCGAAAGCCTGCATGTGCAGGTAATGATGAGGGTTTCCTTTGGTTAGCGGTACGGTACGTCAGGTACTTTCGAGAGCCAGTAAATTGGATACACTCGGATGGTAGACGCACCCAGCCCCGCGAAAGCCTGCCAAGGTGGGGTTTGCCGGGAGTCGCCGCTTGGATACACTAGGCTGCCCGCAAATCGCTGATTTGCGGGCAGCCTGCCAAACGCCCGCCAATGCGCTATGATAGGCGCAGTTGTGCTGTTTTGGAACCCTCGGGGGCCGTGGTGACGTGCGGCCCCCCCTCGTACACTCCCCGCAACCGATTCTAATCCACTTTGCTACCCGACGCCCCGCCTGAGTTTTTGCGGCTTTTTGCAAGTTGCGCATTCGCCCGGCTCCACCACGAACAGCGGGCCGCCCGGCAGCGGCAACACCACCGTAGGCGTTCCGATCTGCCGAGCCAAACGCATGCCGAGGCAAAACCCGCCCTTGCACTCGCAGCCTGCCGGATGCAGATCCGGCGACACAGCCTCGCCCGCCATCGATCCTGCGTGAGTCAGTGCCCAGCGCGTGAGCTGGGTCATGCCGTAGAGGTGTAGCGGCCCCATCACGCGGGCGATGTGGGTTTTGAGCGTCTCGGCGCCGATTTTGAGGGTGTGCGCGATGTCCTTGCGTGACACGCCCAGCACCAGCATCCACACGATGGCCCGCTCCTGGTCCGACAGGATTACCAGGTGCACGTAGCGAACTGTGGTGATGCCGTTCTTGGTGGTGTTGCCTGTGCGCTTGTATACCTGTTTCACTGCCTCTAAGTATCCCCCGACAGGGTGATGACCTTTAGGGGACTTCCGCTTTGGCCATGATTTTGGGACGATAAGATCCGGAGCTTGGTAAAGGAAGCGGCCCTGCCGGACGCGGCACCCGCTTTCCAATGACCGGGCTCCAATATTCGACTTTGCGCCGATGGATACCTTCTTAGTCGATGAGTTCGCAACGCTGGATTTCGAAATCCAGTCCTTCAAGCCGAAGATCCAACGGCATGCGGAGCTGCGCGCCACGATCTTGGCAGCATGTCCGAATCTCCCCCCAGAGCAGTCAGCCACCGTTTCAGGCCGCCAATATAGTGTAGTGGTCACTCCGTGCGACCAGCAGCGCGTCATCACCCTCGCCGGCCTGACCAAACTCCGCAAAGAGTGGGGCGTGCCCACCTTCATGCGGCGCGTTGCCCTCGCTCTGAAGCACCTCCCCGACCCCAAAGACCCCGGCAGCCTCTACACCATGCAGTCTCGTACCGGCCCGCGGCATTTGCGGCCGGTTCCCAAAGCGCAGCCTCTCGCTGCATAGTTTCGCGCCGCCGGATGGCGGCTGGTTTGGCGTTACCCAGGCGTCCCACGGAATTGCTGCGTATGTGTGAAGACTCCAGATCGGATTTGATCAAACTGCTCGCCTCCACGGCGGCCCTCGTGCGCGTCATCACGCACGGGCGCGACGTGAGGATTCCCGCCGCCCAGGCCTCCGCGCTCGCCATCCGTGGCGATTGGAAATGGCTATCGAGCAAAGGCCACGTCACCAAAATGCGCGAAATCGCGCAGGTGATCCCGATTCGGCCCGTGTTCAGGCATCAATCTTCCGCCTTCGGCCCCTGGCCGGGATGGTGGGAGCGCCAGAAGAGCGGATCCGCCATCGGCATCGCCGCATAGGATTTGTACGTCAGGCTCCCGCCACTCCTTCGGGAGAATGCTAGCCCCACCCTGCGAGCCTGGCCCGCCACTGTCGCGTAGAGCCACCCGCTCGCGCCGGCTTGGCCTGGCTCGGGGCTACTGTTTCAGATTAGTCAAGTAAATGCCTCAAGGCTTTCATCACGTTCACACCCCCGAGCAAATCGCGGAACAGATGCGCCCGCGCCCACTGACCGCCCGCGAGAAGCAGGTAATTGCGCTGGTGGCGGAAGCCAAGGGCAGCAAAGAGATTGCGCACGAGCTGGGCATCACGCCCGGCACGGTCAAGCAATACCTCAGCAAAATCTATCTGAAGACCGGCGCGCAGAACCGCACGCACCTGGCCTTGATGTTCGCGCCCGCCCGCAGCCCCGAGGCGCAAGCCGCATAATTAGACTCATGACACTCTCTCGCCTCACCTTCGCGCCCGTCCTGCTGATCGGCGCTTTTTTCATGACCGCGTGCACGACCTCGGAAGCGGTCACGGCCATCGACACGGTAGTCACCGCAACCGAAACGCTGGTCCAATCGCTGCCTGGCATCCCGCCGGCACTCAAAGCCGACGTGGTGACCTACGGCGCGTCCGCCACGGCATTCACATCCTGCATCATCGCCGAAGTCGGCACCAACGATACCGCAGTGCAGAAGGCTTCGAAGATCGACGTGTGCGCGCAGTCTCTGCAGATCCCCGACCCGGCGATCCAGGTATGGGTTTCCGTCGTAACTGACGCCATTCAGGCGTTTCTGGCTCCGTTCCAGCCCGCCACGGCCACCCCGCGCGCACCACCGCACGGCACTACAAGCGCGTATCACCGCGCCCGTCACGCTCACCGCGCGCGACCGCACCAAACTGGCCGCGATCCAGAAGAGAAATAGCGTCAATGCCCTCGCCTTCCGATAATCCACTGCAATGGGCAGGGCCGAAGAACGAGCAATTCGCGAGGGAATTTAATAAGTGCGTCACTGCGGACCTCCTAAAGAGCAATTGGATTACAGAGGATGAAGCGCTGCACCGAATTGCCAAGATAATGCCCTGGCCTTCCGATAACCCGCTCCACGAGCACAACACCGCGTATCCCAAAGCGCCGTTTCGCCCTGGTGTCGGCACTTTCTTCCGCGTGGGTTTCGCAGCCATCGCCTACGTGGCCAAGGCCGCCGCTCTGAAGTTGCGCGGCAAAGCCATTCCGAAAGACTGACATGCCCTGGCCCTCCGCTGTGCCGGGCGTAATGGAAGGCTGCCCCGGCTGCATCCAGACCGCCACGCCTGGGCCAACGTGCACCGGACGGTGCTGGATGCCCCAAAACAAGCCTGCCAAACCAAAAGCGACTATGACAATCCAAGTCCACATTGACGGCGCTTACCCGAAACTGGGGGTGTCCCTGAATCGCGAGATCGGCAAGCTCGTCGGCTCTCTGATCGAGCGCAGCGGGGATGTGATGCCAGTAATCTCGGTAGAAACGCTCGATAGCACGGCCTCCGTGCAACTCACGTGAAACTCCTCAAGGCGCTCTTAGCCTTCGCGTTACTGGTCATTTTCGCCCTCTTTTTGGATTCCATTTCGAAGGCCCAGCCGCCGCCGTGCACGTGGCCAGGATGCCCAGTCGGACAGCCGCCGCCCTGCCGCCCGCGTAACGAGCGCAAGCACCCCAGAGACCACCGCCCCGTGTGCGCGGAGAACGTGCAACCGTCGGCTGTGCAGACCGCATGAACGGGATCGACAGCATTTTCGCCTACATTGCCAAGCAAGAAGGCTGGGATAGCCCCGACCCGACCGTGGTGCCGCGCCGCCTGGATAACCCCGGTGACCTGGAATTCGCGGGCCAGATGGGCGCCACGCCGATCAAAGTCGGCAATCACGTCTTCGCCAAGTTTCCGACCGCATGGCAAGGCATTGTCGCCGGCTACCGGCAGTTGTACGCGGACATCGCCAAGGGCTGGACACTGCGCCAAGTCATCATGTCCTGGGCGCCGCCCAGCGAAAACAACAGCGAAGCGTACCTGCAAGGCGTGGCCACTGGCTGCGGGATCTCGGCGGACACGCCGCTTTACTCGTACGTGGTCACCGCGTTCGCGTTGGCCCTCAAAAGCTAAAAAGGAACAATTGACCAAAGCAGAGCTGTACCAGCGGTTGCGCGAATGCGACACCGCGATTTCCCAGTTACGCGCGCATTGTGCGCGTAACGAAAGCGCGCTCACTGATGCCGGCATAGAGAACGAAAGCCTCAGCAATGAGCTGGCCGAGGCGTCGGGCCTGGCACAGCGCGCCGTGCTTGTCGCCGATGCACTCCAAGCCCACCAGGCCATGCAGGCCGCGCAGATTGCGCAGCTCGAATCGAACCTG